GTAATTCACCTTCTAACACAAATCCGCCACGTTCAGTACCATAACTGGTCAACTGATTGTATTCCTCAACGGTGTTATAGGCTGGCAGTTTTGGTATTTTCTTCCACAATACAATGTCGCTTTCCCGGAAAGTAATGAGTTTCAAACTCTTATCCAGACTCTCTACTTTCAGTGGCGCACCACTCGCTGTAGTAAGATTCAGTGTTCCCTGGCCGGTAATGTCCTTTGCTTCCAATGCCTTCGCCAAGTCGTTGACCTGTTCCTGCGTAGCATTGGAATTACCAAAAAGCACTTGATTCACCAAGTCGCTGTTCTGATAGTCCTGTAAATTGATTCCTAAATTTTCCATAACAAATTTTTGTTTTTAATTGTTTTAATTTAATTTCCGTTCACCAATCTCAATTTACAGTTAATATTTTTGTTGTCCTATTGGACTATGTCAAATCCTTTTGCTTTCAACGCTGAAATAACATCTCCCGGGAGTTGTCCAGAACTTTCCAACATCGTCATGCCTTTTGCAAATGTTTCATTCACTTTATCGCCTTCAAAGGTCAGTGAATCCAGAATGTTCAATATTTTGCCCTTGTTCTGAGATAAGGAAATTGCGTTGGGATGGTCTTCCTTGAAACGCTCCTGAGCTTTCATCATTGATTTCCTTGGGTTCGGCTGGGCTCCGATTTCGTCAATCTTTTCAAACAACTCTTCACGCATCTCTTCCAAGCCTTTCTTGAATTCCTTGCGAACATCTGAAAGAACAACTCCCACAGCCTTTACAATATCAACAACCTCATTCTTTCCCAGGTCGTCGTTTTGGGCTTTCTCTATTTTCTTGTCCTTAACTTCTTTCTTTTTGGGCTTTTCGTCCTCATCCTCTTCTTCCTCAGTTTCGTCAGGTTCTTCGGACTTTTCAATTTCTTTTTCATCCTCTTCTTCTTCGTTCTCAACCTTTTTCTTGTTCTCGCCTTTCTTCAGGCTGGCGTCACACTTCTCGATTTTCTTTTTGGGCTTTTCTTCGTCCTCATCTTCAATTTCTTCTTCTTTCTCGCCTTTCTCAATTTCCTCATCCTCATCTCTGGTGAGGCCAAGGATTTCGTATGCCTTTTGAATAACGTCTTCAGTTAATTCAATGGTTTCTTCTTCTTTTTCTTTGGTTTTCATATCCGTTTTATTGTTTTGATTAATTATTTCTGAATAAATTTCTTGCGCCTTTTCAAATGTTATAGCTGAAAAATCATTAAATATTTTTTCAAACAATTCGGCTTTTGTAAATTGGTGTTTTGAGTCCTCAGGGTGTGTTAATATTTTTGGTGCTCCCTCCAAGGATTCTTTTTTAAGTGCTTTTCCAGTATCTGCTGTATCAAGAGCTTTGTATGTTATGTTTCCTGTAGAATCTAATAATATTCTGCTACCATCTTTCCTTGTAACATCCGCTATTATTGTGACTGTGCCTCCGTTGGCTGACTCACCCTTTTCTACTTCATCAAATTCTAATGGTATAAAATCAATTTCTCCCTTCATTATTTCTGCAAAAGTTTTTTGATTTTTTGGAAGGTGGGTTATTGCTATACCAGTTATATTGGCCTTGCGGATGATCTTTTCATTTAAAGGGTCTCTCTCCGTGACTTTTCCCTCTACACTAAATCCCAATCTTCTCGTTTTTGAATTTTTCTCTAATAATTCTCCTAACTCAAAAACTTCTCTTGCCATGGGCGAATCATATAATTTTGTTTCCACGTACAGCCCTTTACTTGTAATCTCAGCCTTTGTAGGTTCACCAATTATTGCTTTTGGTCGCTCTTTAGTGGAATGATGCCAGTTTAAAAATCCCGATTTCTTTAAATATGTCAGATCAAAGCCTTTCGGGTCTAAAAACTCTCCGTCCGTGTCTTCGTCAAAGGTAGAGGCCACGCCCTTAAAGCCCATATTCTCCTTGCCATTTTCTCCTTTTGCCTTCTCTATTTCAATAGGAAACCAAAAGTTAAATTTATTTTTATCTCTCATATTACATTGAATAAGTATCTATTCTAACATTATATTTCTTTTCATATTTTTCAATTATATTATCCACCCCATTGTACCAATCTTCCATTGCTTGTCTCTTTTTATCAAATCCCTCGCCAACATACTCCTCAGGATGTCTAAATTTTCTTGAACTCCAAAGTTCTACATGATACTCTTGTCCCACTTTATCAAAAACCAATCCTTCAAACTGAACTCCTTCTGGAGGACTCCCCAATGTTTTTAATTCTTTATTAAAATCATCCTTAAATTTTTCAAAAACAATATTTTCCTTCTTATTTTTATGCGCTAAATATACATCTGAAGCGATGACCTTATCGGGAAGGTCTTTTTCTTTAATAATGGTTTCTTTATTACTGCCTGGTTCTACAAATACGTATCCACCATCCTTTTGGTTTCCATCATAACGAACATAATTATCTCCAATATAAAACCATTTTTTATACAAATCTGATTTGGTTATTCCTTTTAATTTTTCTTCTTTTGTCTCAACAATTTTTATTGATTTCTCTCTCACCTTCTCCAAATTCCCATGTACCTCTGAAAACTTTTTGCCTTCTTTGGTCTTGATCCAATAACTGGTTAGCTTGGGATCCTTCGCTGCATAAGAAACGCCCATGATCTCTCCTTCTTTCCCGTCTTTTGTTTTGATTTGGGATCCTTCTTTGAATTGATCTCTTGTTGGTTCTGTTTTGTTTTCTGATTCTTTAACAGATTTCTTTTCTTTATTGACTTTGTTAATCACCTCTGGAGGAATGATCATCTTCTCTTTGTTCTTATAAATTTGAACGGCAGCCCCAAAGCTCGTTGTCTTTTCCCCATTATCTGTTGCTGTCTGAATCGCTCTTGCCCAAAGTCCCTCGTCAGTGATAAACTTCGGTCTCTTCTTCAATAATTCTTCCTGAGTAAATTGCGTCACATTTACAATCTTATCGGCTTGCTCCTTAGTCATTGTTTTTGCTGGTTTCGCAACCTTCTCTTCACTTTTCTCTGGTTTACCAGTACCAAGTACACGTTCCTTAAATTTTTTGATCTCGCCCACGTCTTTTTTTCTCGTGAGAGCCAAATATTCCAATTTTTGCAATTTATCTAATTGCCACCAGAACTCTTTATCAACTTTGCCTTGCGCTTCTTTCCCAGTTCCCTCAGGAGTCTTTACAATCTGTTGTGCATCCTTGATCTTATCAAACATTTCCTCTCCTTTAATCTCATCCACAACTCTCTTTGTATGTTTCTTTAAATCAAGTTTTTGTTGTTGGCTCTTCAATTTATTTAATATCTCTTCCAGCTTTAAATTTTCTTGCTTAGTTCTATTGTAAACATCTGTATAAAATTTATCAGCTTTTTCATTTTTTTTATTCAAAAGCATATTATTGATCTCAATCTTCTTCTCCAGTTTTGCCATAGCGTCCCCAATATTTCCAATCGGTTTCTCCTTCTTTTCATCCTTTTTTATACGAATCCAAACCACTTGTTTTTTGCCATCAATATTTACTATTGTCTTCTTTTGAAGTTTGCTAAAATCCCATTTAGCTTTTTGTATGTCATTGTATTCTTCCTCGATTATTGATTTTTGGAGATCAGTGATGAGGATGTGAGACTTTAGAAGATCTGGAAGAAGATGTGCTTTAATGATGTCTCCATCTCCTTCTTCTTTTGCCTCAGATTCCATTCTCTCCAAACGACTATAATAATCCGGCATCTCTTTAAGATGATCCTTTGCTATATTGATATACAAAAGTTTGGCTGCGGGAAGTTTACCAGTCTCTTCAAAATAATCTCTGATAAACTCATATGTTGGCAAATGCTCGCTTTCAACCTTTGTTCCTATTTGTAATTCTTTATTTTCCTTCATAACAATTTCTTATTATATGTTAATTATAGCTGAATTATGATCTCCTCAATTTGTTCTTCTTCAAAACCCATATCTGAAAAGGCTTTCTTGATATCCTCTTTTGTTACTTCTTTTCCTTTGTTCTCCTCCAAATATTTCTTAGCTTTCGCCTCTTTGGTTGGCTCTCCCATTTCTAACCAATCCGGAACTGGGAAAAGATCAACATCATCGTTCGTTTCATCATCATTATCGCTATATTCGCTTGTTGTATCCAGCTCAGAATCTTTTTGTTTATTCTGTCTGATAATGCTCTCCAAAGAAGGAATGTTTTCTTCTGCATTTGATGCGTCTTTCATGTTATTTATTTTTGTGTAATTTTCCTAAAGATATTTTCAATCCAGTATTCTTCCTATATGTTGGATCCGCCCATACTATTTTCATAGCATCACTTTTCTTCTTCTTTGTTTCTTCAGACATTTTTCTTCCTGTAAATGCCATACTTAAATTTTTGCAATGTTTTTTTGATTTTTTCTTTCCTTTTGCCTTATCGCTCATTAACTTTTTTGAAACAGTTGTATGTTTTCTACCTTTTTGCTTTTCACTCATTTTCGTCTTATATTCCAAATTCTCCCACAATATTTTTAAAGATTTTGATACTTTTCTTTTTTGTTCTTCTGTCCATTTTCTTCCCCCATTTTTAGACAACATTTTACATAACTTTATCTTAGATTTTTCATATTGAGAAGCTGTAACTTTATATCTTTTTTCATTCTTCGTTATAATACACATACACCACCAAGCCTGCATTAATTTAATATTGTCAGGATACATTTTAACCAACCATTCATGCACATAATAGTGCTCTTTTGCTGTTAATCGCACCAAATTATACTTTTTATTTGTCCCGCCCATACATCTTGGAATAATGTGGTGCTTTTCCGCATATCTATTTATTCTGGGACGTTGTTTAGCCTTTTTAATTAGAGCCCAATATTTTCTTTTACAGTTTTTCATGCTTATTCTCCTTTATTATATCCTCTAATGTTATTGCTTTTTGAATTAAATCAGGCGCAACACCAAGTTTTACAAGCCAATTTTGAAATATTTGCGGGTGTATATAACTGGATCGCGCCATAGCTGCGGAATTATTTAATTTTTGCGCCACAATCTCGCACACATTCGTCATCTTATCAGCAATCAATTTTTTGATTTCATTCTTATTCTTTGGTAAGGGAGGAGGTGGTGTTTTATCTCCGAACAAAACATCTTTCGCCAATGAACAGGCCACGTATGTTCTCATATCTTTCAACTTAAATCCTTTGAATCCCAGCGTATTTCTATATACATCCACAATCTTATTCTTTGTAACATCAAACAAAAATTCCTTTCCTTTCCTTTGTTCTTTCAACTTCTGAAGATACTCAGCTAACTCTTTGTTTTTAATGCTCGCATTGTTCTTATGATATGCTTTCCCAATAAAATTAAATGTTATCTCATCACCTTTTATTTCAATATTATCTGGTGAGAGTGTACTAATACCACGATTTCCTGACTTCTTGAATAATGCTTTGTCTCCCGGTCTTAATCCTGTATTTGATATAATTGCAATGATCGCTGCGCTTTGAGAGATTGATTTGTCTTTGTCTGAAAGTAACTTGATCGCTTTCTCCTTAACTGATTTTATTTGAAGTGGTTTTATTTTTAATACTCTATCCCATTTCTCTTTTGCATTTCTTTCAAGAAACACCTTAGCATAAGAATTCATTTGTTTCTTGCTCTTTGGGTCTTCCCATTGCATAACCCAATGATTTAATGGGTCTGTTTGATTCACAATAACTTTCTCTTGTGGTATTCCTACTGGTAAACGATCTAATTGATATTTCTTGTGAAGTTCGTCATAGAATTTTGGTTTCCTCACTGGTTTCTTGGTCTCTTTTTCTCCCTCAACTTTCTTCCCAGCTGTTTCTTTTGGTTCCTGACTTTTCCCGTCTTTGCGATTCTTGATTTCTGTCTCGGCTATTTTTCTTAATTCCTCTTTGTCTTTATGCTTCTCCATAAAGTTAACCAGGTCTTCGGTTTTCGTTTCTTTCGCATGGTCTTCGGGATTCTTTTTTGGTGTTTCCGTTCCTTCTTTTACTTTGACTTCCTTCTTTTGTCCCTCAACCTCTTGTTTCTTTTCCTTCTTTTGTGGTTCTGGTTGATTTGGGAGAACCCATTTAGTTGTTCTTTTGCCTGTTTTGTCTACAATGGTCTTTTTGACTAATTTGCCTGTATTGAGTTTGCCTCCTCTTTGCATTCCTTTCTCAAACTCTTCTCCCTCGCTATCTGCAAAGATATCAACAATCTCCATTAGTTTATTTTCCAATAATGAAACTCTTTCTGGAATAATCTCTTCCAAGTTCTTCTTCAAATTCTTCAATAAATCATAATCCATCCAAATATTTGTCCAGACATAATTACTGTGTTCAGCATTGTCTAATATTGGTTCTGAAGGAATATACTCGCACTCATAATAGTAAATCTTGACCTCTTCATCCTCATAAATATAAACCAACTCTGCATTTGTAACCTCTAAGTTGGTTTCTTCAAATACTTCTCTGATGACTGCGTCTTCTGGTTTCTCCCCAATATCTACATGACCGCCGGGAAGACACCATTGTTTTGGGGCAAAATCATTAAACAATGTTCGCCTCAATATTAATAGTTGATCTTTCTCATTGAATAAGAGACCGTCAACGTATTGTTTCTTGTTTTTAACTATCTTTGCTTCCTTTTCGATGTTTTCTCCTCCGTTGGGATTGATGGTGTCTTCAATGGATTTCTCTATTGTATTATCTGAATCTTCAATTACTTTATTGTTTTCATCAACTATTTGTAAAGACAAATATTTATGTTCTCTCTTCAAACCACTTCCTAAATTAACATATTGATATGCTCCTGTTTTTACTAATCCCACTTCTTCCTCAATTTTCTTTTCTATCATCCAAGAAGGAACTATTATATTATCTTTTTCCTCTCCTATTTTCACTTGTGTTTTAGGAATCCAAATCATTCGTTTTAATTCCCGTTCTGTATGATAATCTTCGATATACATTGATATTCCATACGCTTTCTCTGTCTCTTTATCAAATTTAACAGACATTTTACCATATTTATCTCTTAAATCTTTTAATTTATCCCTCAACATATCTCCCTTTATTCCCACTTTACCATCTTTTTCTGAAAGAGTTGAATTAGGAACATAAAAATTAATATTCCTAATTCCCATCCCATCATTAATTTTTGTTGAAATTAATGACGCCTTGCCAGAATCGCTTTGTTTAATTATTTTGAAAGAATCAGAATATACTGGTTTTTTATCCTTTTCTTCTTCAAATTTTTTATTATAACTTTCCTCACCAGATATCGTTAATTTGCCTTCTTTATTTACCCATTTCTTTTGAATCCAAAATTGAATATCATTTCTTTCTAATAAATATGCTCTTTCTGTCTCTCTTATTATCCTTTCAACTTTAGGAACATTATATTTAGTTATCTTTTTAACTTTTTGATTTTCTATTTTCTCCTCATTATTTTGCTGAAAAATATTTTCTCCCTCTAATCCTTTCAAATTAGCAAACTTCTTTAATAATTCTTTTCTCCCAACTGTATCAAAATCAATAATAATTTTTTCACCATCATCTTCAACAATTGTTCCTTGTCCAAATCTTAAATGTTCTACTCTTTTTATCCTCTCATCAACAACCTTCTCCTCTTTCTTTATCTCCCCACTATATTTCTTCTGCATTTTTTGCTTGAACTCTTCAATCTTTTCCTTGTTCTTGATTCTCGTTATGGCTAAGAATGAATTTTTTTCTTCTTTGTTCATTTGCCACCAGAGATCTTTAGTGGAGAGTTCCTTGTTTTCCTCAACCTCGTCTGAGCCGACTTCTCTCAGCTGAGTAAAGGTCTTTGTTTTACCGTGTACCTCTACAAGTTCTTTATGTTTAGCTTTCTCGAAGTGGAGGAGACTGTCGAGTGCGAGGTCTGCTTGTTGAGATGCTGTAAGAGGCATACCAAGAAGGCTATATGCTTTTAAGATGTCTGTTTTCATAATATTTCTTTGTCTCCGACCATTATACGAATTTTATTCTTTGAAAATCTTTGAGAAACTGGCGCTGTGAAATCTTTTGTTTTCTCATCCCATTTTAATCCCTTAGGGACTCCAAAAATCGTACACCTGCAAAATGGATGCATCGGTCCTACAACTGGAAGCCACGATTTAGTCTTTCGCCCAATATTATCACCGTTCGCAATTAATTCACTTACTTTAAATACAATGGGTTTACTGTTAAGGCCATTAGTCATATATGCAGAAATACAATGATCGCATGCCCCCTCTAATACCTGCTTATATACCAATGCTTCATCCCCATATTTCTCTAATATAGACATTGCACGACCTTCGTCGTATGCCTGATGAAGAACAAAATCAGCTATCCGCCCAAAGTCTCTGGCCCAGTCACCAGTTTTATGCCCGAGAGAACGAGCAAACTCACCAACTGTTACTCTATTTTTAATTGATTCGACAGCTTCCTTTTTTATTATACCACGATATTTGGCAGCTTGTTTTTTATCTATTGCAATTGCGGAGTTTGCTACATCTCCTTTGATCCTATTTCCGAGACCTGAAATATCAGTATATGCCCTGGTTTTCACGTTTTGCAATGCTTCTTTTTCTGGAGAAGTCAATGGCAAATAATTGCCGGATTGTAAGAACTTCTTGAAATCAGTGTATTTCATCTCCTTGGCTTTTGCATGACCGAGTGCTTCGCTAAGGATGCCAAAGCGATATGAGGTCTCCAATGATCCTATTTCCGGAATTGATTTTAAATCTATACCATTCTTTTCAAGAATTAATTCATCATAGGGGGTGAGATAATCCTTCCCGCATACTTTCGCTGCAAATGAAATATGCTGGACTTCGATTATAGAAGCTAATTCTTGCAATTGCATGGGTGAGAGGAACATTGATTATCTTTGTTTAAAAGCCTTCAATTTTGCTTTATATTTTCTATCAAATTCTCTCGAACCAAATGTTTTCTTCTCCCCACCTTTCTTCTTAACAAAATTAAAAGCGAACCTATGTGCATCTTCTCGAGATTTTTGAGATGGTTTTACATCTCCCTCTAAATATTCCTTATATTTATTTTTATATTCCTTAGAATTAACTATTATCTGCAACTCTTCATCCTCCCTATTCTCTTTTTTCACCCTCTTCGATTCATCATTGAATTCAATGTCTTTCTTTGGCTTATCTTCATATGCAAAATCAACGCCCATTTCTTTTTCCTTGTCTGTAAGTTCCTCGCCATCGTATTCGCCTCTTTTACTGGACTCCTTTTTCTCTCCATACTTCCCAACCATTCTATTCTTGAACTCCTCAATTTTTGCATTATCTTTGGAACGGGATGCTGTGAGATATTCGTTCTTTTCCTTCTTATCCATGCTCCACCACACCTTGTCTATGCTTGAAACCTTCTTTCCCTCTTTCTCTTCGTCGCCTCGCTTGATCCACTTTCCATGTTTACGTCCTGACTTATCAACCTCTATGACCTTAATTAATTTTCCGGTATCTAACTTGGCCTTCTCCAGATCTTCTCGGTCAAAATTCCCGCTGAGGATCCCCTTTCTGATATCCCCCAAGTATTTTGTTATACCTTCATCTGTATACACTTCGAGTCCTTGCTCTTTGACCGCTTTCTCGAGAACTTCTGAAGAAAGTGTTAATACTCCTGATCCTTTGATGTTGGAGAGGATGTTGGTTCTAATGTCTTCTTGGTGTTGTTGAATTGTTTTCATATTTGTTATTTATTTGGTGTGTTTCTTGATTTTTATTATGTATTTCTTTGCATATTTCCCATGCTCGTCTTTTAATTTATTATCTGGTTGTTTGATTATTTCGCCACTTGCAACCTTTTTGCGCTGTTCTTCCCAATATTTATTAATTCCCTTGCTTATATTCATTTTCGTTTCTTGACTTCTTTTCTTTCCTTTTTGGCTTTTGCTTATTTTCTTTCTGGTTTTATCAGATATCACTGTACCTTTCTTTGCTTCGCTCATGTTTTTCCGCATTTCAGGAGTCCAAACTCTATTTTTATTTGATTCAGCTGTGGCATCCCTTGTCTTCTGAGAAATTTCCTTTCCTTTTTGTCCCTCACTCATATTCTTTCTCGCTTCCTCTGTGGGATGTTTGCCTGTTCTCTTATCAACTTGATTTTGTCTCCAATCTGGGTCTTCCCATAATTTCTTCGATGACTCGCTCAATAATTTCCTATCTTCCTCTGTAAAAACTCTGTTTTTAATCCCCTCTACAGCTGATTTTCTAAGTTTAGAATTGGGGTCATTCATTTGATCAGTCATTATTTTTGACCAAGCTGCCTTCGCTGCCGCATAATCTTCAGCAGATACCTTGTATCTTTGTTGATTTCCTGCCTCTTGAATACACATAGACCACCAAACGTATTGAATCTTTTGGTGGCTTGAATATATCATAGCGAGAAACTTGTGCGCCTCATAATGCTCTTTTGCTGTAAGGGCAACTTTGTTTTCCTTACTTTCATCACCACCCAAACAGCGAGGAATTGGATGATGGATTTCAGTATATCCTTCTGGCTTTGCTCTATTTCTTGCCTTCTTTATTAAGACATCATACGCTTTTTGGTATATCTCTATTTTTGTCATATTACAATTTATTAAAATAATCAGTGAACGCTTTCGTAAAGGGGTTCTCTTCCTCATCTCCTTGGCCTTCAGGATTTACATCTTCATTCCCTTCCTGGACTCCTTGTTGAGACATCATTTCATTTTGCTTCTCCATTTGCAGAGTCTGGGTGAAAATACCGTCAAGAATTATATCTCCCCCCTCAATCGGTTTGTCTCCTCGCTTCTTCCTTATCTCATTTACAGTATTACAGGTCTTAACTGCAAGCGAATCTAATTCCAATTCTTCTTTCGGCGTGGCGGAATCAATTCCGCAGAAAGCCAGTTCGTACTTCGGGTTGAGAGGCGTAATCAAATATTTGTTCAAACGCTTCTGATGAAAGCGGAGCAAGGGACTCAAGCCTTTATCCTTAGAATGCTTAATACGAGCCTCGTTACTCCCCTCGAATAACGCTCTCCCTGCTGAATTACCAGATAAAGGAAAGTTAACCTCAGCGGGATCGATTAAGAAGACAGCGCAGGAGATCTTTATAAGGAACTCAAGCCATTTCCCCCACTCCATGTCGCGTGAATTTTTCTGAAGATCCACGAAATCCACGTCCCCGTCCATTATCGGAGTCCGGTGGGCTCCCCCAATTCCTCTCATGGTAGCCATCCATTCTTGCCTGAACTCCTGTAACTTAGAAGGATTTAAAGACGCATTTTTTACTTTCAAAATGCCTTTTGGTGCTGATCCTTGCTTAAAAAACCTACGATTATATTCCTCTCCCCACAAAAGACCTGTAATTGTAGAAACTAATTCCTCAAGTTCACTTGTTCCGTAGCCTAAAAGATAAAGGTTCGTGTCGGGATTTCTAATTCCGAAACAGATCTCCCAGGGAAGGAACTCGGCCACCACCATTTGATTATATATTTGCACATGTGACGGATAATATCCTTTTACTTCTTTCTCTTTTGAATTATTAAATGGATTGCTGTAAAAGCTGCGAAAAGTGTTTTGACCTTCTTGAGGAGTCTTGTAGAATTTTTGTTCTTCCTTTGCGTCTTCATAGCTCTGCGCTATTCTGATAGAAGCCCCATCTATAGCAAAAAACTCTACCGGCAAACCTCTCCTGTCCCGCACCACTTCAAAACAACTCTGATCATAAACAAGACTATCTCTCGTTATTTTTCTGATAAATGCATCAAAATCATCGCCATCCCATTTGTTATTTCTTCCACAATTTTCAAGAAAATTCATTATCCCGTCAATTTCTTTCCTCTCCAAAGTTGTTAGTTCTTTTTGTTCCTCTCCAGCAAAATTGGCCCTCTTCTGAATTTTATACCCCAACGAATATTTATCTCTTTGTGGTTCCGCAAAGGAAGCAACTTGGTTTATTCTTGTTTTTATTACAGCATTAATTATGGACGTCCGCCCCATATTTCTAAGCAGAGCATACGACATCGCAGTCGGCTTATCTTTAAATCCCATCGACTGCTGAAAACTCTGCGGGTCAAAGAGAAATGACTTCTTCTGACTCTCCACTTTCTGAAGAATCCCTTCAAATTCATCCCTCGCTTTCAATATATCATTCGGGTCATTACCACTAAGAGCCTTTGTGATCGCTTGTTGTTTCTTGATCTCTAAAATTTGAATGGCTCTATCAATGCTTTTGGTTTTTTCTTGGAATCCCATATTATATCAGTATAATCTGTTTGTTTTTATTATAACTGATTTCATTGAATAAATATGAAGTGAGTTGTCTTACAATTGTTCTTGATTGTTTACAGATATTAATTTATTGGTAGAACCAATATTAATAAATATGTGGAATAAATTTCTGTCTTCTTTTTCCAAACCCCAATTGCATTTTTTTATATTTTTGGAACTCACAAAGGGAGTGCTCAATTTCTCTTAGAGATAATTTACCGTATTTGTTGTTGAGATATGGGAAGTCGCTGAAACCGAATATCTGGAAATAATACTTTTGTTTGTTTTTTAACTCATAAATGACTTTTTCACATTCTTTGTAAGAAGATGCCCGAGAAGGAAATATCCAAGCGACCCCAGTTGCTGCTCCTGGTCCAGTATTTACATAATCATTCTGATCAAATTTCATTATTGGCGGATCAAAATAATCTAAATCGCAATACAATTCATACGCCACAAAATTACTAACTCCCTTTATTACTGAGAAATGTTTGATAATCTCTTCAGGTTCTTTTGCTGTTAGAATTGTACGATAAAATGCTTTCATTTCTTTATGGACAAAAGGGATCACATGTCTTGAATAGGCAGTGTATTTTCTCATTCCTTGGAACGCCATCGAATTGACTAAATAAGCATCCGTAAATGGATTTCCTCCTCTATCTACAATCCTCTTAAGACCTTTCTCGAACTCTATTGGGTTAAATGTATCATAATGCTGTAGGCCAATCTCCTCAAATGTCTCAATCTTATTAAACAACTTGAAAGATATTAGTGTAAAAAGTTTGTTGAATTTGGTGTCTTCTGTATTAATAATATTGTTCTTGACCCATTGCGACACTCTATCTAATTCTCTATAAGCATTTGTAAATTTAAAATCCCTCAACAATGGATCTTTTGTCCAGGGTGGCTTCTGTTTCAATATAAATCTACGATGATATATGCTATGCCTTTCGTAGATCCAATACCAAAATAACCTTAAATTTTCCTCAACAACATCTATTTTCTGATCTGGTAATAAATGTTCATTTGCGTCACTTACTGCTGGTGATCTCATATTCTTTCAAATTATTTTTTACAAATTGATAAACTTCCAATCCTCCTTCTACATATTGATAACAAAACTTCAAACCATTATATTCATACAATGTTTCTCCGCTATCACTTTTTAATTCTTTCGCCATCAAATAAAGTTCTTGTTTTGTGAATTTAAAATCTTCATCAGAAGTCGTCAATATTATTTCCTCTGGTTTTGCTTCTAACAATTCGCAAACTATTTTAACATCCTCCCCATAAATTTCCTTATCTTCTTTATTCTCAAGAAAATCTTTTATTGTTCCTGTCTCACCATACTTTACAAATATGGTTGGCATTAAAATTTGTTTCATATTTTTATCCTTTCTATAAATTTTGTTTTTGCAAAATCCGGTTCAAACTTCCATGGCTTATTCACTTTCTTCCATATTAAATCAGGATATATTTTCTTCGCCATAATCATCGTATGGAGACTCCCTTTAATTCTTTCAACATCTTGAAAACCACCTTCTCTATTAGCAATTCCATCATATTCTATTCCTGTTAATCCATATGTTATGGTCTTATAACCACTTTTAATCAAATGAACAAAAGTCATAAAATCTTCAAATAAACTAAAATGTTCTACATCTCTCTGACATAACAAATCCGTTCTCACTATATAACAACATTGTAATCTTTTGTTTATTCCTATCCATGGTTTTTCAGGATCATAGTCTCGCATTTCATTCCCATACTGAAGGGTGACTCCCCCAACATATTCTCCAAGTTCTTTAAACATCTCCAAAGACTTGTCAATCATTGGATCAAATATCTCTTTACAACGATACTCTTTGGATCTCTTTGGAGCATTATGGCCCAATCCCCGATTCGCTGGGTCTCTCCAACCTATTATGTCATCATCAGCCTTAAATATATAGTCGTATTTGTTTTCTTGAGCATATTTCTGAATCATCAACTTGCAATATCCCATTCCCTTATTATTCTCTTTTATATTAACAAAAGTCTGATGTCTAATCTCCATATTCTGAGGGATATTGTTAACATAATTTTGTAAATCTTGTGGTTCTACAAAGATTGCGTAGTCATATTTTGTGTATTGAAGCCACGCTAATGTTTTTCGCTGAATTTGATTATCTCTCCAACGATTCTTACTTGGGACTGCAATTAAAATCTTCATGATAATAATTTCTCATCCATTTCTTCTCCAAAAGTAACTTTGGTAATCATATGTGGATAAAATCCCCCAAAGAAACTACAATTCTCACAACCTTTAAGATTTTTTCTCATATTATTTTGTAAAAACAATCTATACTCATTAGCGATGTCACTGTTCCAACATTCAATTAAAGTATTTTTTCTTAAATCACCAAAATTAACTTCTCCTGTAGCATGTTGGCAACAAAGTGTTAACATACCTGTATAAGCTATTGTAGCTTTCCTGAAAGGTAACACACAATACTTATTTTGATTTGGTTCCCCCAAACCAGTCACTTTTCCCAATAATGCTCCGGCATTGTTTGCAAGACAATCATTATATTTTTTATCTTTGTGATCATAATTAAACAAACTTCTGTTGTCTCTTTCAAGCATATGGCTTTTATCAATAACATCAATTGTTTTTGATTTTTTAGAGCTATACATTCCTTTTCCTCCAAAATTCAAATCTTTAAAATCATTTTCTTTCAAATCAAAGCAATATTCAACCATTTTTAACATACGATCTTTATTGGGATCATAACAATCTATAACCAATTGATTCAGCCCTGCATTGAACAATTTTTTAATATCTTGTTTATTCTTAATATAATCCCCATTGGTTGCTATTAACAAAGAACTTTTGGGAACAAATTTTTTGAATAATTTAATGATATTTTCTATTCTTTTGTCTCTCATCGGTTCATCAAAACCTTGCAACTCTACCAAGCCATTATAATTAATACTCCCTAATTCTTTACAAACTCTTACAAGTATATCCATTTCAAGCAATACATCCGGTCGCTCATAGTGACCACAAAAACAAAATTTACACTTCCTATTACATCTTGAACCAGTCTCAATAGAAAGAGTATTAAATAGTCTTACATTCTCTGTTCGAACATCAACTAATTTTTTCATAATTTAATTCCTTACAAATATCATCAAATAAATAATCTTCGTCAAAATATATTTTTCCTTGCGCTTTAAATTCCTCATTCTTCTTTTTAAAAATATTATTCATAATATCCCATGCCTCATCCATAGATATATTTTGATCCTCAACTATTTTCTTTTGAAGACTATAAAATGCAACCATTCCTGTTTTACCATGTTTTTCACAAATCCATAATCTGGGAGACATACTTCCTCCTTCTCCCATCATATTACAAGTACACCAATTTTCCATCATTTAATCCTTTCATAAATTTCTTCTGGATAACATTTTTCTAAATTATTCTTTTCATAAAATTGAAACGCTCGTTGACTTTTATAGACCTCGCCAAAAATTCTTATCTTCTCGGCTTGAAATGGGGTTACATCAGTACTTGATACAAGTCTATAGTTGTTCTTTTGCTCTTCAAAGTATCTCAACCCTCTCTGTGTCTTATAAGAATGTGGAAAGTCTCTGTAGAAATAGTCAGCTAAATTATAGCAAATCTTGTGAATTATCAAATGGAATGGGTGCCCCGCTCCAAAAGGAACAAATATTGTGAATCCTTTGTTTTTGCATTTAGTGATTTTATCTATCAATTGATACTTCAAATGTTTGTACTCCCCATAATCGTATTTTTTAATATATAATTTCAAAACTTCTCGCCAATTAAATATTTTATGTTTCTTCCAATAATCTGAATATGTCCCATCAACTGTATCTTTACAATTGTCAATCACAACATCATTAAATATATCCTGTAATTGTTTGTCCTCACTAATTCTTTTTTGATCGTCTTCAACTGTAAGAATGACTATTTTATTGGTAGAATCAAACAAGTGATAACAACTCAATAATGCGTCGTCAGAATGCGGTTGTACGATCAATATTTTCATAATTCTCCTGTTTGTTGAAATTTCTTTTGTAATGGCTTCCGTATATCACTCCACCCGTTCAACTCGCCCAAATAATTATTATTCATATAGTTCTTTCTGAATTCCCAAAACATATCAAACGGTATATTCTTCAGTTTCTCTTCTGCTCGCCTTAATTCTCCAAGTTGCCGGTCAATATAATATCCTACATACCTATCCCCCCAAAACAACTTTTTATATGGACACAGCGTGCTTCCTATATCCCAAATGGAGAATTCACTTCCCATTTCTTGATTCACTTCTCGCACTAACTTCTTTAACTTTGAATCTAATAATTCATAATCTGCTGGAGAAAGAACTTTAATTGGTTTTTGGTGATGCATTGTTATATATTCGTTCATATTAAGAGCATATAACATCCCGTTGCGAATTGACTCTGCTTCTTTGAAATTAATTGTTTCTCCCGCAACGTTCAATCCCAATAAGTGTGTTGCCTTCCCTAAATACAAATCAATGGAATATCTCCCGTAATAATAAAATTGCCCGCAAAATTTCATCAGATTCAAATAACTCTTATTAGCGTCTTCAACAATATACTTCCCAAGTGTTTCTTCTTGTCCTTCTCGCATCAACCCTCTGTATGATTCTATTATTTTTCCTGGAAGATCATAACTCTTTACTCTCCTACGATCGCTTGTAAATTCCAAATTAACTTTTTCTTGCTTCCAGTATCTTTCAAATTTGGTCATATTTATGTTATTCCATTCTGGAAATTCATAAAGAATTGACCAAGCTGAAAAGACATTGTGAGTCATTGAATACAAAAACGAATACCAGAGCATTTGTTCTCTGGATAAACCAATCAATCCTACTAAATTCTTTATTGCTATTTCCTCAACATTTATATCATTGCTCTCAACATACTCTTTAAAGTATTGTTTACAACCTTCCCACCTGTTTTCTGATAATCTATAGTCTTTCATTCTGAAGAAAATAAGAAGTCCCACTTTTCAATGGGACTTCGTAACAACTATTCACTCACAACCGGACTATTTCCAGTTCTTTACAGCAACACCTTCTTTGATTGCAGCCATTGCGACTGCTTCAGATACGGTTGTGGCCATTTTGTTCCCTGCCTTATCAACGCCCTGAACCATATACGAACCACGACTGGTCTTAATGATTTTGGGTTTTCCAACAAAAGGAACATTCTTCTGTTTGGTCTTCATGCAGTACGCAACTAATTTTGTTGTAGCCATTCTTTTAATCTCCATTTTAAGTTAAACAAACTATTTTTACTTACAGTACTATTGGTAATAACTGTGTTCCTTAATTTACTTTTATTGGTTAATACTTCGCCCACTTCTTACACTAAATAAATGTATTTATAATAACTTTGGAAATAAGATTTCAGACTGAAAGTAAAATCGTTTGTAGTTGTCTCTCAATCACGCCAAATATTTTCTTTATTGATTTCCCATCAACGTCAATCTTCATTGCAAAATCAGATAACGGTTGCATCCTATTATATAAAAGAAAGAATCCTCGTAATTTAGAAGCCATATTTTCCTTTGTTTTCTGACTGATCTGTATATCAGTTGGGGCAATACCTTTCTTTGCGGCACGACGCTGAGAAACCATCTTAAAATTGATTTCTGGCGTCATATTAAGAAACACTGTAAATAGTATGGTGTCTTGCTGTTTTAAAAAGTGAATCCACTGTCCGGTTGCCATTATACCTTCTATTACAACAATTGGATAACGGTCTTTTGTATAATTGATGCAATCCTCAATTTGTTGTTTTGTAGAAAGTGTATCTGTTCCTGAACATTGACTTTTCAAAAGATTTCCCGCATTGCAAGATATGTCAGACATACTGGTATAACAAAAATTACTTTCCTCAATTACTCTTTCCTTTGTTGAATGTGTTTGCAATTTTTGAAAATATTTGTGTATCTCTCTGGCTTGCGTTGTTTTACCAGTACAGTTTCCCCCAATTAACCAAATGATTAGTGTCTTATCCACTTATTTTATCTCCTTCAATTTGTTAGCGATAGTTTTATCAATCCTGAACGGTTCTTTCCCATTTAACCTTGGGAGAAATAAAGACCAATTTCCCTTTTCGTCTTGACTCTTAATGTTATATTTAATCTCAACAATCTTCTTTTTATAATTCTCTGGACTTTTCGTAACTTTATCAATTAACTCGTCACTGAATCCCCCGCCGACATTTACTTTCAACAAACCATCTTCGCTTTCACAAATAAATCCCCCAATCTTTCCAAGCCTTTTCCCTTTTCCTGGGAAAGTTGTTATTATTCTTAAATCACAAATGTTTTCTTCTTTTTTCTTGATCCAATCGGAACTGCGCTTCATATGGTAAGTGTGTCCCGGACGTTTACAAATAAGTCCCTCCCCGCCAGCTTTTACAACGCTATTATAATACATTCTCATCCTATCTAAGGAATCACATTTGTATGCCATAACTATTCTCCAAGGATTGTCATCTTCTACATTTTGAAATAGTTCACTTCCCAATATCTTCCTATTTGTTTCATAACTATAACCATTTCTCTTATTGTAAAATGTCTCCAACGGATTAATTGCAAACAAGTGAGCAATTGTATCCTCATCTTGTATCTCCTTATTTCCTTTCAATATCTTGTTCAATCGCCCACTAACTGTTTGCCGGTTCAAATCAGTCCATTCTCCATCAAGAAAACAGTTATTTAAATGTAATGCCTCAATTGACTTCTTCAGATTCGGAAGGCATGCGGTGTCTAATTCTCTGAATTCTCTGGTGAAGAACCTAACAACTCCTTTCTCTATTGGGATGAGAAGACGACAACCATCAAACTTTTCCTCGCAATAAAAATAACCGTATTCCTTCAACCATTTTTTCAATACTTCCTCATTCTCCGATTCCGCAAGCATTGGCTCGACATCTGGTAGAAAGTCTTTGTCATATACTTTATTAATGGTCTTTATGCCGATCCCAATGTTTAATGACTTGCAGAACACTTGAATTAATATCTCCCTTTGTTCTTTTGTAATATCCGCAGTACACACAAATTGAGTCACGATTCCTCTTAAGCGATCGTTTATCGCCTTCACTCCTTCCAGTTTCTCTACAATATATTTGAAGTCCTCAAATACACAATCATGTACCTTCAAATCTTCAAATATTGCTCCTTCAACTTTTGCTATATGTAGAGGTCTGTAAGGATTGAATGCTATTTGTAAGAGTTCTCTAAATTCCTCAGAATCATTTTCTCTCAACAATTGCAATTGTTTCTCTTTCGAGCCACTTCCCTTGCAATTGGAGATATCAACTAATGCTTGTAATAACAATTTCATTTTACAATCTCCTAAACAATTTTATTTCTTAAATTTCAATATTCCAGATGTTGAATTCCCATTAGTTGTTTCTATATAATTTATATTAAAATTAACTGAATCTTTAACATAAGACCCATATCCTTGAAATGTTCGTTGAATTTGAGGACTACCACAAAGAACCACTTGTGACGGTATTGCTATTTTACTCCCAACTATGTCGCCATATATTACAGCGTTTTGATATCCTGCAAATTTCTTAAACCATATCTTGTTATGGTTGTTTAAATCTCCCCGAATAGAATCATAGTAAGACATTACTAATATTCCACTTTGATAATCGCTTACAATATAACTTCCTGATAAATATTTGGCTCCTGAAACAATTACTGTTCTTGATATGTTTTTGCTATTTCCACTCAAATCGCTTGCAGAATAAATTACAACATATTCCTTTGCAGAATCAATATTTACATGTCCTGAAATATCCACAATACATTCTCCATCAATAGCATCTATTGCTATCGCTCCAGGATCATTGTAAGCATCAAACTGTTTTACAATTAATGGATTATCACCAATTATTGTAATTATTGGAGAAACTGTATCAATCCCATTTTGCGGATCGGGAGACACATCTTCTTTTTTACAACTCGCCATTAATAATATGGCAAAAGCAACTAAAATTAAATTTTTCATAACAATTTTCTTTTATTTTAACACACATTTATACATTACCAATTTTCTTGTTCCAAATCTTCAACCATACATGATACAACTTCAAAGATATTTCATCTTTCTTAATATATTTAGACCAACATTTTCCACAAAAAGGAATTATTCCAACCAATACCATTTCTGGCTCGCATGCATCGCACTTAACGCATTTAGTATTACAGGCCACTCTACATTTGATTCCCTCACCTTTCCCAATGCTCTTAATTGCTTTAGACCAATCCTCAAAGAAATTATTTTGCTTCTTCAGTGGCATTCAAATTTACAATTTTTCTTTAATTTAACGTTGTTTTATGCTAAACCATACGCTTATATTGCTGTTCACCAGAAGTCACTTCTCTGGAAGGATCTTTTGGTTTGTTTTAGTTGTTTACAGACCCGTATAAAGTCTTAAATTTTTTATCTGTAAATAACGGTAAAAAATCTTTCAACACCTCCCTGGCTTCTTCTGGCCTTAACAACCGGCATATTATATCTAATGATACTCTCAAAGGATATTTGCCAAAATCATCCATTTTAAATGGGAGAAACTTCCCACCTATGGCGGACGTTTCTTCAAGAAACAAAAAGAGATTATCATTCATTTTACAATCCTTTTTGCTTTAATGAGAATATACAATTCTCCCAAAATAATTTTTAATTGATGACCGAACACATCAGCGAAATGGGTATGATGAAACCAACTCAATCCTTTTATTCCATTTCCGTGTTTGACTTGAATACCCATGTTAAATAAGCTATCCATTCTCGTCGCTTTAACAACAACCTTCTCACCTTCTTTTAATGGAGTTGGTAAATGTTTACACCATTCCTCATTTGCAACTTCTTTCTTAACCATTAAAATCTTTGGTACATCGTCTAATTTTTTGACGATCCCAATACCTTTTACGAATTTTGCACTCATTGCTTTGTTCTCCTATGTTAGTTTACAATCTTTAAATATTCATCGGTCTTACAATAATCAGTCATAACCACATTCTTTCCAAACTTCGCCTTAACTGCATTAAACATTTCCTGGGAAATGCTTACAGGAATAGCGGTCTTTGTTGAGTGCCATTTCCCAGCAACCGGATTCCAGTAAAGAACCTTGTCTTTCAATACAAACATTATATGTCTATACTTATCAGGATTTGGCTTGAATTTGTCCTCGGTTGGACGTCTGCCCTCAATTTCCCTTTTAATAAAAGGTATGATTGGTCGTTCACTGTTAGCTGAAGAAATAACCAAAAGGAATTTGCCCGCAAAAGAAGTAAACTGAATCTTTTTTGTCTTCGGACAAACATATCCTTTCCATTTTAACTTTCTTCTTTGTCCTATCAACTTAGGGGTTAATGCTTTGACCTCTTCTATGGTTTTCTTTGGGTTGCTAATAATGCACAAGTTTGTGCATTCTATGCCAGAGTTGACCTCTATGGCTTTCAATTGATACGCTTTGCTCATTTTATTTTGGTTTTAATAATGAATTATGCAGCTAATTACGGTCTATTTTCTCCAATCTCAAAATCATCACCAAAATACTTTATTATACACTGTAAATTAACATATTAGAACCAATGAAAAATGCCCCATTTTCTGGGCATCTTCCGAACAACCTACTAACCATGAGCAAACTATTAAGGAAACAAACAAAGCCAAATTTAAAGTTCTTTTCATTCAACATCGGGATGGACGGTTTATTGTATTAGCCACGGGTTCTGCAGTTACCGAAGCGACTGGTATGCGCGATCACTTGATTATGCGCATTATAATCCCAACAATTACAAAAGACACTATACGACTACAAGAATTGTTTTACCTGTTTAACAACCTTTTCAATTGTTTTATCAGGATTTTTTTTACACTTATTTATTATCAATGTTGAACTCAAAGAACTTTTCCATTTATCCAATTATATATAATAACTGTGTTTAATCAATTTCATATTTGCTTTTTTGAAGAAACGCCTCTTGAATTACTTCTTCCAACTCATTATTTCTTCCTCTTTCATCATATCCTAAAAACATATTTTTTTCAAATCCTCGCTGAAGAGTGGCTTTATCTAATGGTGTTTCAACATTAAATCTTATTCCTTCTTTGACTCTCTCGCCTTTATAAATATTATTAAAATATAATGTATTTATTGTAAATCCTTCCCCGCTTCCATCTTTATTCCAAGGATAACGATTCATTATATCTACAAAACTCTTCTTATTATAAATCATTGGAATGTGTGAATCATAATTCTTTGTTGGGAGACCTTGTTGTTTTAACAAATTATAAGTATTCTTAAGTCTCTTTCCCCAATTATTTAAACGACCAAAATGTCTATCTTTTAAATCCTCATACCACCAATTCTCAAAACATTCCTCACAAATTGGTTTCAAAACTAATTGATCATCACTGAGTCTTACAAAATTTTCTGATAAAGATGGATGATCACAAGCCATCAAAATCTTCATTATTAAATTTGCATCTTTGTTCTCTCTGTATATATCCGCTGCTGGAATGTGAATAACTCTTTGAATGAACTGAGGGAGATGGCCGACAATAAATACATTTCTTAATCCTATCAAGTTCTTTTCCAAACTCCTCAAGGAATAACGCATTTCATTGTCTTTCCAGATGCTCCCAATACCAACCGGATATACAACATCAATTTCTTGCATTACTTTAAATTATTCATTATCTTCTTAGACAATTCTAAAGATTCTCTTATTTTATTAAATTTTTCCTCACTCATTGTCTTCTTACTTTCTTCACTATTTATCAACCTATTCAAATATTCTCCCAATCGAAAAACCGCATTCATGGCTTGACTATATACAATATTGTACGATCTATACTCATTTTAAATGTTCTCTAAATTTAATTCCATTAATTCTGTAACGGTGAAAAATATAAACGCCATTCATTATTAGTATCTTCTTCCTCGCTTGTAAAATCCCCCAACTAAATTTATTATCTACTTTTAAAATGCCTTCCTCAACAAATCCTCCTACTTCTCGCCATGTTTTTTTTTTAACTAATAATAAGTGCCCACTGATTATAGTATGTATCTCAGACACGTTGTGACGAGCAAATTTTTGAACCTCTTGAGCGATTTGATAATGATGTTTGATATCCCAATTCTCCGACATAACTCCTTTATAACATTGTTGCCTTCTACCAACCCTATTTGTTAAACAAGTAAATAACCCTGTATTTGGGTACATCATTACAATTTCTTGAATTTGTTTTCCATAATCCTCTGTAAGGAACATAGTATCACCATCTAAAAGACAACCCCAATCTTCATCACTTGGAAGCATTCGCATATATTCATTATATGCTCGCCCCAACTTCTTGTCCAAATCAAATGGCTTAAAATAATAAATCATCAAACTTCTGAATTATATATTCTGGCAATAATGTTCTACAATTTAATTCTGTTTCTACAAACGGAAATGTGGGATTCCTAAAAAACTTATCTCTTTTTAAGGAAATTTGGTTTAATCCATGAGTATCAACCCCCAATTCCCAATAATCCGCTATATCTACAAAAACCTTTTTGGGATTACAATACTTATATAACCAACCATCGACCACTGCTCTTCTTTGTTCTAATGGTAAATTTTTAACATATTTTGTCAATGTGGCCATATTTAATCCACCTCTTTGTATGTTCTCTACATCACTAAACAAAATATTTTTCTTTGTTTTTAAATGATAAAATAATCCCTGATTACTTTTATACCAATCAAAATCACTCTTAACAATCGCTTGATATACTGCCTTTAATCTAAATGGTTGAGAATAACAATCAGAAGCCTGTAAAAGAAATGCTTTTGAATTTGCATTAGTATTAATCGCTATCAATCTCCATTTCTCTCCCAAAGAAATCCACCTTATTAAATATAAATATGTTATATTTACACATCCAATCCTCTCCAATCTTTCTTTATATTCTAAAATCCCCTCTTTTCCAAACATTAAATCATTTTGTTCTTCCGCAATCACTAATTCCCATTCAAAATCAATATCTCTCTGATTGCATAATCCCTCTAATGCCAACCAAGCGATTTTTCCGCTATTAAATAATGGAAGAGCAACTGTTAATTCAATCATTCGATTGTTTGATTATTTTTAAATATTGTAAATTCTGTAAGATCTCTATAACCATTGTTTTCACCCAAGTCATCATTATATTTTTCAATATTTTGCATTAATGCTAAACCATGAGCTGCTTGTTGAGGAGTCATATACATATTCCATCCTAACATATCAATATCATCTTCATGATACATCTTTTGACTTCTTCCTTCGTATCTCGCCTTCTTAAACCACGCAACAGCTTTCTCGTTATCTGTAAGAATCATACCCCCTTTGCCTATCTTCAAATGCTTTTTCATATGAAATGATAAACACATAAAGTCTCCCGGTGCAGTATTTTGAGAATACATATTAAATGTAAATCTCTTAGCAGCATCCCATATACCATATGGTAACAATTGGTATATTCCCTTCCAATTATTTGTTATTTCTCTTTTATCAAAAATAACACTTCCCCCAGCGTGCATAATAGATTGCGGAACTGAAAGATATGTCTTACTTGGTATTGTAACCCATTTAACATTTAAAAATCTACAACAAAGGAATAATGCATTAGTACAACTGTCTACAGATACCGCATAGGGAGCGCCAGTATAATTTGCTATCTCTTCTTCAAACATTTGAACTATTTTGTATGGATTATGTCTCATAATTTATAAAGTATATATGCAATTTGAATTCCAACTCCCCCGCCATTATATTTCTTTGCTAATTTACAAAACTCCTCATTTATTGGATTATCATAACCTTCAAATGATTTAAAATCAGTGACAAGTTCTCTTAACACACGACTTCCAAAGTAATAAACTGAACTAAATTCTTCTTTTTTATATTTAATCCCTTCCCTCTCTAAAAATTCTATTAACTTTGATTCTTTCAAATATCTATTAAAATCATGTTCCACTAAAGGTTGAAGACCACAAATTAATCTTATTGCATTCAATTTTTGAAGAGGTTCCCAAAATGCTTCTAAAAGAATGATTGTTCCTCCTGGTTTAGTGACCCTAAGACATTCTTTAATTCCTTGAATTTGTTCTTCCCAAGTTTGAAGATTAATCAATACTCTCGTAACATATGTCTTATCAAACAATTCATCCTTATAGTCAAGTTTCCTAACATCTCCCTCAAAGAATAATATAGTTCTTTCCTTTTTTATTTCATTTCTTTTTTTAATGGCTTCCTTAATCATAAACAAAGAATAATCAATTCCCTCAATAGAAAGACTATGTCTCTTAACTTGCTCAAATGTTGAATAACCATTACCGCAACCTACATCTAAAACATAATCTCCGTCCTTAAGATACTTTGCAATAATATCAATCTCCAATTCTATCATAAAATTGTCGCCCCAGGAAGCCCAATGAGAACCACCAAATTTTTGAGCATTTTTATCCCAATATTCTTTTACAAAGTCTTTCATCTTTTAGCATAATTTTGCGTACGACTTACATTGCCAGAATCAAATATATCTTTAAAATCAAAACCTTTAAAATCATTATTTACTTCTTTAATTAACACTGAATAGACTAAATTCTTTGGAGCCGCATAAAAATCCTTATCTAAAATCTCTAAAACATAAATTTTATACCCATTAAAATTCGCTAATTTATTGAAAAATTCTAATGTATAATAATATCTCCCGTGTCCCGCCCAATTATTTATAAGAGGAACTCCATGAATCATTATTCCCCCAACTCTACAAAGATTATGAATATTCTTAAACACCTCAATTTGACTGCTAACATGTTCCGTTGTACTATAATTTGTAATTACATTAAAATGTCCTCCCATATATTCTGGTAACTCTTCTGATAAATTAAATGGAAATGCTCCATCTCTCCCATTAATATCTATTGATACATGATAGGCACCCAATAAACCATACATTAATTTAGCTGGTCTCTCACCAAAACTCTGATTTCCCAATTCACACAATCTCAAACCATTATATTGAAATCCTAATTCAGTTAGAATTTGTTCTTCTTTATCTTTGATAAACTTAATGATTGCCATATCATTTATTATAATAAGGTTGTTTAATCCAATCAATCAAATCAGAATATACAATTATATTTTGCGATTTTTTTCTATTCACATCCATTAAATAAAAATCATAAAACACATTAAAATCCTTATCTAAACAATTCTCTCTTAACTTTCCTAAATTTTTAGTAACTATTCCACATCCGCCATTTCTCTCTGGAATAACGCAAACATTTAATTCAGGATGATATTTCAAAATATAAGGAACAACCTTCCAAGCTGTTCCGTTCTGATCATCCTCTATTGTAAATTCCCATTTAACTGGAAATACATCATGCAAGACCAATATTCCCTTATCATTCAAATGTCTTACAGAATTCAATGTATCTCTATACACATATTCTGCTTTATGACAAGCATCAATAAAAATCAAATCCCATTTATAATTCTTATCAATATCTAAAAATCCCCCATCTAACAATTTAAAGAAATCATCAATTGTATAACAGTAAGTTGGTTCCCACTTATTTTCACAATCAACAGACATTCTATTTTTACAAATAACGCTATTGAATGTCTCTTTTGTCCTTATCCCCAATTCAAGATAATTTTCAAAATTGAGTTTAACAATTAAATCATTGATAATATTTCTTCTTTTCATAACCAAAATTTTTCTTCTCTCCACTCTTCTCCTGTATCAAAATAATTTCCTAATTTTGATGCTTGTATAATCCCAATTTTTTTACTTTCCTCATTAATGATTCGCACAATATCCTCAACACTTTTATATCCCATACAAAAGGGAGCAATTGTATTTGAAATTGTCCTTCTTCCCATTAATGCTAATTCCACCGCTGATGTAATTCCTCCAGTCAAATTTGGTTTCAAATTTACAAAACATTCATTATAAATATTATCTCTAACAAATTCTATAGTGTTTCCCTGAAATCCTTGTATTATCTCATATTTAATTTCTTTTTCAACTTCTTTCATTAAATCAAAACCCATTACAAATTTTCCCTTCGCATTGCCTAAATAGCAATAAACCTTATTCCCCAACTCACTCAGTTTAAACAAAGAGAAATCCTTTATTTCAATGTTCGCACGCTTTATTTTATACAATCCCTTTATTAACTCACAATCTATAGTATTTTCCATTACAACAACATTAATGGGATCAATATTTTTAAAACAATCTCTAATTCTTCCTGTATTCCAAATTAACTTAAATCCTTTATGATTATTAACAACATCAACATCTTCTGAACGATATATTCCTACAAATATGCATGATTCTTGATTATTAGAATAATCAGTTAATCCCCAACGATTCAAAAATCCTTCCTTAAAAAACCTTATTGATTTAGCAAATCTCGCTTGTCTTATCATTTATCCTCTTCTCCAAAAACTTAATGAATGTATAATCAATATCTTTATGTAATTGCGTCCCAGTTAATCCCCAAACAAATCCTCCTCCAACTACATTATTAACATCTATAATTATCAGCTTGCCTTTATCTACCATAGCATCAATTTCCCCAAAATCAAAACCAAACTCTTTACACTTCTTATGAAAATCTTGTTCTTGTTCTATTGTAAACAATTGATTTTTATCTATCAACTCATGTCTCACACATTCAGACCCAAAAGGATTTGGCTTATAACTTTTAAGAATATAATTTATACCATCTGCATAATATATTCTATATTTGTAAAACAAATCTCCTTCCTTATTTTCAATATATTTCTGATAAATATATCCCTCTCTTTCCTTCGCAGGACATTCTATCAAATGATGACTGCCATGACGACCTTGAAGATCCAATTTCTCAACACAAATTCCTTTAAATATTGTAGGATCAATTCTAATATCATTAAAAATATCATTAACTCTCTCCTTCCCAACATCCCAACACCCCTTATTTATACAATCTTTTGCATTTAAAGTAAATCCATCTGGAATAATTCTACATTTTGTGTAACTCCAAAATATATGTAAATCATATGGTAGTTTAGAATCATTATGAAAATTAATCCCATATTCTTTACATATTCTATACACTCTTGAAAGAGGAACTTTCTTGAGTGGTTCTGGATAAAATAATAATGTTATATCTCTCATAACCATCCTCTAAATTTAGTTTCTTTTCCTTCCATTATATCAAACATATTCTCCAATCTATGTTTAGCAGTATGTTTCTCCAAATATTGCAAATGTCCTAATCTCTTAATTCTACTGTATTTAATAGGATTGTTATCATAATAATTTATCCACCTTATTGCTTCTTTTGACTTCTTAAACCACACTAAATGTTGATGATTCTTAAACAATTTCTCTAATCCTGGGAAATACGATACCAATGCGAATCCACCAGAAGCCAATATATTAAACAAACGATTACTCGTTGTTGTATTTAATGGTGAACTAATGCTTAAATTATATTTCGTGTTTCTATAGAGTATGTTTTGATCCACAGAGGTTCGTTCCTCACTAATAACTTTAAGAAAAAATGATTTTCCAATCCCTTCTAATATTTCTTTCCTATTATTTCTATATCTATGTGGAGCGACACTTCCAATAAATAAAACTTCCCAATTAATATCTCTGCAACTAATATTATCACTATCTAATCCGCATTGCGGCATATAAAATACTGGTCTCTCAAACACTTGCTTATAACTCTCAAAGAATTCCATGTTACAAAGAAATATATAATCAAATCCCCAATTAATTCCTGTTCCGACTTTACTTGGAGAATTCAAATCATTCATCCACCATCCCACTTTTGCCCTTGTCTCTAATGCTGGGAATAACTTATTGTAAAACACAATCAAATAATCATAATCCTTGATTTTTTCAACCTCAGAAAAGTCCATCATATCTATTCCTGTCTTCTTTATGGCATCCGCTATTGGCCCAAAAACAGGTTTCATTTCTTTGACTACGACTCCTCGCTTATTCATACCGAGTTCTTTGACGATTATGCTTAAATCTGAAAAAATAATCTGTTCTATATAACGTCTCTCCAAATTCAGATGGAACAATATTTGGAACTATACCGTTTCTCCAAAATATATAAGGTAAAGAAATTTGATCTCTTCGACTGAATCTCTTTATTTCCTCCCACCACTCTTCATTTATCTTATTGACTTTCGTATTATTTCTACGAATAACTACAGCAGTATGATATAAACCATTCTCGCACGGGAATTTTACCTTCAAATACTTATTCTTTTGAGCTAACAAGATTTCTGGTTTATCTAATTTTGAATTAATACAAGTATCAATTTCCTTATATAAACAATTTCTCCTTGGATGCTTATACATCGCCACATCATTATTTGTTAAAGATAAATTGCAAAAATTCTTGATATCTCTAATCCTGATATGGTAATTGGAATCAACCCAAACGCTTATTTTATGGTTCTTTTGAAGAAACAAATGTGGATTTGTTTTGATCCTTCTGGCTACTCTTTGAGGATCCCCTCCCAAATACTTTAAATCAACTAAAATAATCTTCCAAGTATTACTCTTTATGTTTGGATTATCTGTAAAAAGAACAAAAGAGACCCCTGTATTTACATACAGAGGTTCTTTTAAGGTATCATAATTTCCGAATATACAACTAAAGACAACAATATCCTTATTCACAATTTCATTTACTTAAAAAAGATCTCCTGGACTTCTTCCCAAGAAATCATATTCATCCATTTTTTCTTGTTCTTTACAAAATTATTAAAGTTGATTGCGCTCTTTGCAATGAGAAGATCCTGACTTCCCTTCTGAATAATACCTACACCATAATCTCCCTCAAAACAGCACATCAAAAGATTTTTGTTTTCCATTCTCATTTTAACCCAAGCTTCCCAACCATTTCCTGTCCATGCCTTCTGAATCCTTGGAACTGCTTGCATTTCAAATGTTGATGGATTCAAATCATGAACCACAATCGTCCCGCCTGGGCTCAAACACGACAAAGAATTTTTAATATCCTTCGCCACTTGCTCTTTCGTGTGATCCCCATCAATAAAGATGATATCAAATTTTTCTTTTCCTTTTATCGCTCCTCTGAAAAAGATATCACTTGGTAGTGTAACTGTCCCTCCCTTAACAGGATCAACGCCTGTCTTCTTTTTACAAACAATAACATTGAAATTACGATTGTTTTGACACCCAATCTCTAAATAGCTCTTGTAGCCATTTTTCTTTATAAGAGAATTGATAATTGTTGAACGATTCATAGTCTTCTTGTTTTTATAAAATAAAAGAAAGACGTCTTTCAACGTCTGTCGTTAATTCAACTTAATTAAGAAACACTGACTGATGCTGCTGGGTCAAACAGAACATCGTCTGTATCTCCTACAGCTCTATTAAGATGATAACCCTCTGTGTCCGCCCAATCTGTTAAGGATTGCTCGGTAATGTTACTCCCCAGCTTAAAGGTGTTTTCCATCGTTAATTGAAGATCGCCGTCAGCTACTCCCACCGATTCAGCCTTTATTGTGGCTACAATGATATTCTTATCGCCACTTTGAAATGCCTTAATTGTTATTTTATGATCTCCTACACCTTTTCTGAAAGTGTAAACTGCTTCTGAACTTGTTGTTGCCATAACTTTATTGTATTTAATTGTTTATATTCTTAAAAACCAAATTCTTTCAGTTGTTGAATGTTTAATTTGTAACTCTTCTTGTCGTCGAAATTCCTGAGAAAGACTTCAGCTATCTCCAGGTCATTACACATGGAATAACACTTTGAGACTAACTGATTGTATTCGCTACATAGCTTTGCTTGGTCTTCAGACGAAGCGCCAGAGATACTCTTTCCGGCTGTTTCGGAATATGCTGCAACTGATCCCTGGTTAACGGTCGCCTTATCACAATTATAGCAAGTCTTGTTATAGTTGTATGTCCTGTAATCCTTAGACATTGGATTGTCTTCGCTGTTAAACCATGGCTTTTCTGTGGGCTGTTCTCCCACTTCATCAACAATGACCTCCATTCTTTCCTTGGTCTTAACAATCTTTTCTTTTATTATTGTTATTGCGGATGCAACCTTTTCACGGACTTCCTTGCCTGTTTTGGTTACAGACATGTCAGAATTGTAACGGAGTGTATCAGATAATCCTTTTTCAATTGTATCTTCAATAGATTTCTTTATATCCTTCGCTTTTACAAACAACACATCATGTCCGCCAGCTTCATTTAATCTTATGACTCTTTGGAGAAATTGGATGTTTGCGAGGAATGCTTTAGAGATGTCTGATTTTTTAGGACGAGGGTGACCTCCTCTCTCACCAGCTATTCTATTATGTTCATCTGCTCTTTTATTCCAAAGCTCTATCATATCCTTATGACCTGCTTTAGTATATTGCCAATCCTTTTTATTATTATACTTTACAGCCAATTCTTCTACCCCAGATTCATAATCCTCATTAGCTTTATCCCATGCTTCACTATGCCTGTCTTTTCTTTTCCTCTTCACCTTATCCTTCGCTCCTTTTGTCCTCGCCTTCTCAATAGTATCCTCATCTTCACCTTCTGCCTTTTGAATCTCCATTATCTTCTTTCTTACAGACATCGTATATGCCTGGAGAGCCTTCTCTGTATAGACTTCAAATCTTTCTTTGGGAAATCGGTCATTAAATTCAACTTCGGTTATTCCTTTATTAAAGTCTTCACCAAATGTTTCAAAATTCAAATGACCTTTATAGTCCAATAGTGTTAATTCGCTTGTATTACTCATAACAAAATGTATTTGTTACTTTATAACTGATTTTTCAAATAATTAAGGCATACCGGGGATGAATGTTTATTTCAACTGTTCCTATCCCCAAATATCCAAAGTCAAAACCAGTAACATAACAAGTAGCATCATTCCTATGATCTATTTCCTTGTCCTCAAAAGGAATTTCCTCTGCTTCTACCGTCTCAATATACTCTACTGGTAAAAGATTTTGTTGATAATGACTAATTGGAACCAGCGATTGATCCCTTGGTATCTTTCTCATCTTTGTTTTCTTTTTCTACTGGAAGAATCACTACTTGTCCTTCGGTCTTGTGCTTCCCAACTCTGTATAGTTTATCTTTCTTGATTTCGTGTTTATAAGAGTCCATTGTTCCTCCAAGTCCTCTTAATGTTGCTCCTAAGACTGGTTTGTCCGTCCAATTGAAGTCTTCACCGTTTGCTATGATTTTAACCATATCAAGAAAATTATTATTAAAATAATTAAAGTCCAAAACTTTCCAACTATTGAGAAATAATCAAAATCTTGAAAAGTTAATATTTTAAACAATCTCTTAATCATTTTTCTTTTATTAACTTTGTTCTAAGCCATTACAAAATCAAACCCAAAGTTTACATTCCCCATACCTTTCTCTCCTTGCCAAGTAGACATAACTGTATCGTCATGGGCTCCCACTCCTTCTAATCCTTTTTCAGTCCAAGTCATAGCGGCAAACTCTGCAGCCATTATATCAGTCATTTCACGACTATATTTGTCTCCTCTGGGAAATTTAATCTTATTTCTTTCAAACAACAAGACCAAGCTCGGAACACCTTTCTTTAAATCATATTTGTTCGCTCCTGTTGCTTCTGTAATAATCGGTAAGCCCAAATCTCCCATACCTTGTCCGAATATTAATTGCATTTGATTGGACTCTACATAAAAGAGAGTTGGCCTGAAATTAGCATTAATGCTCGCCAAAACTGCTATTTGTTCCCCATATGTTCTCCCTTTGGCTCTATAAAAGTGAATTAGCCACATCTCTTGTTGTTCTGTGATTCCCCAAACAGTGAAAACACTAAAGTCCGCACCCACATTCGCACTAATCGCAAAATCACAACCCACTACAATATGCTCGAACTTAACAGGAAACGCTTCAACATTATTAACCAACGTATAATTTTCCATCCCCGCATATGCTCTCTTTATCAACTCAAACGGAAACAACGAACTATCGCTCATGATTGGTCTCACCAAGGACTCCCTGGAAAATATAAGATTTCCTTGTTCTTCTTTTTTATTGATAAGGTCTTTAAAGGTATATCTGCTCGGCCATAAGACTCTGCCATCTGGAAATATAGCAGGATATTCTAAAACCAACCAACCCTTCTTTGTCTTGAGATCTCCATACAAGTCTAATTCATGGAACGGTGTTCCTACAACCGGGACTTGTCCTCCTGGAACAATTGCATTCATTATAACAGCATGGAAATAGTCGTTGCTCTTTCGTCTTTGGATATCGCTGTAAATAATGTTATCTTTCAAAAAATCGTCCACTATTATATATCCAGGATGTCTTCCTCTGAAGGAACTCCCATAGCTCTTAACACTTAATCTGCTACCATTCCTACACTTAATTCTTTCTGCTCCCCAACCATCGTTCTTATTTTCAGGCATCAGCCTGTCTCTAATGGAAGGACTACTTTCAATTGTTCCTTTAACAATCTCTAACAGGTCTACTCCTAATCCCATTTCGTTTGTAATGATATAGCCAGTCAAACATAGAGACAAGTCTTTCCTCCTGTATCCCAACATTTCGCTATATGGTTTCGCACGGTACATCTTCCAAATAGGGAGTGCATTACTGAAGAAGAATGACTTCCCGTGATCCCTCGCAGCCAAAATACTAAATTTTAGATAATGCATCACAATCTCGCCCCACTCTAAATGGTGCCAATTAATCTCAAAGTCAGGGAGAGCACTCGCAATAAAGTAGTTCAAACTCTCAATTCTAAATGTTTCTTCGACACTCTTTGTGAGTTTATCTAAATAAAGAAATGTGCTTTCTCGCACTATTCCTCCTTTGCCGAACAACATTTTGTACGTTTCGTCAGTAAGTACCCCAAATAACTTATCAATGTCTTCCTCAGTCCCCGAACAAAGCTGAGATAAAGCCTCATCGTCTAAATTGTCTATTATGGTCTCTACAATCTTATAAGTCTCTGTGATCTTTGGAAGTGTCTCTACATGTGGAATGTTTGGTATATGATATGGAACGTCTAATGCACTTCCTACACCATCTTTTGGTTTCTTTGTAAACTTAGGCATTTAAATCTTTTCTCTGAAATAGAAGAATATTTCTACCAATTGATTGTTCTTTACAGATTCCTCCCCCATTATTCTTTTTCTATTTTCCTCAACCTTTGGATCTTGTCTGTCCTCAATAAGAATGGGCTCTTCCAACTCCACATCAGGGGCAACCGTTCTCCCCTTAACTGATATTGAATATCTTATAATTTCCAATATATTTAGTTTTATCACCATTTTATTTCATTCTCCCACGCTTTTGGATGTTCTTTACTATGATAAGGCATTCCCTCCGCAAAATACATAGGACATACGTCTATATGAAAGAAGGTCATTTTGTCTGCATGCCAGTATTTCATATATCCTATCCGCACCATTATCTTCATATTATTAGCAATTCTGGAGATGATTGCAACCTGATCTTGCGTTTCCTTCCAAGTCTTCGTGTCTATATCAAAAGCCATCCCCTGTTCGTGAGGACTATAAGTGGCTGCACGATAACCCTCCTTCTTCAACTCTTCTTGTTTCTCATGCGTGCGGAAACCACTATTGATTATTACTGGAGAGACCATTTCTTCTCTAAATGCCTCTAACAATTCTATTAATGGCGCTGCATATAAAAAGGGTTGAAACTCTCCAATCTTCTTTTCTTTAATACTAAAATGTTTTGAAAGCTGGTCTTCCTTCAATCCCCTAATTAACTGGAAAGAACTCAAAGGAGTCAATATCCCGTTTATTAAAATAATCTGATTTTCCATAAAATTAATATTTAATGTGTTGTCTAATGTTTCCGGATCAATTATTCTTACATCCTTATCAGGATTAACATTATAGTCATCTCCCTTAACTAATTCCCCCAAATATTCTAAATTATCTTCCTTCGGAATGTCTTCTTCAAATTTATCTAATCCCATATCAGTTTCTTTTTAGTCCTAACAATCTCAAACTAAATAAAGTTATATAATTAGCTGGGTCTTCTTGTTTTCTTCGTCTTTTTACCTCAACAATTTCAAAATCGCTTACACAATACTTTCCTCTCGCTCTTAATATATCTCCCACATTCATCTTCTCATTGTGCCCCTCAATAGACAATTGTTCCATTATATTCCCACGCTCATCTATATAAGAATAAGAATTTTTTGTATCTCGCTTCTTTATCTCCCAAACATTAACTTTATTTAATTTTCCTCAGCTAATTTCAAATAATACACCCCTTTCATCCGAAGATAAATACAATAGCATTCTTTGGTCTCACAAATGAAAGAACCATGTTCTTCCTTGTGGTGTTTCTCCCAATCAACTATTATTTCTGCTAATTGTTTTAACGATATGTTTGTTAAATCAATCATTTAAATCTCAAATTGTTTTCTAAATTCCTGAACCCCATTGGTCTCTTCTTCAACCTCTCCCTTAGCATTCTTTATAACTGGTTTTAATAATATCTCAACTAATTTCTTTGTCGCTGCAACATCCGCCATAGCTCTGTGGGAATCTGTTAATGTTATTCCTGCCCTCTTGCAACAGGCTTCTAAGTTGTATTTTCCGTTGTCTATCCATTTTGCCTTAGATAGTTTCAGCGTGCATATTCGGTCAACTTCCTCATTGTTAGAAGCCACATAGTCGTGCAAATTTCGTCCTGCAAACTGAAATATCTCTTTTACAAACCCTATATCAAAACTCACATTATGTCCTACAAGAATTGGATAAAATCTATTTCCTTTGCCTCCTCTGGGTGTTGAAAGCTGAAAAAATTGAATTAACAACTTAACCAACTCCTTATAGTCTATCCCTTGATTGATCTCTTTCAACGTAATGTTTGTCATCTCCAACGCCTTCTCCTCAATAACTAAATCAGCGTATGGTCTAACAAAGGTCTCAAAGCGATTAATCTCCTTGAATGTTCCGAACTCACAAGCGATTAATGCTATTTCTGTTATTGGATTTCTCTTGGGTGATAATCCCCCAGTCTCACAGTCAAAGACGATATAGTTATAATTAATCATTTCAAAATCTTTAATTTTATTATTGTAGGATCCACTCTTCTCTTAATAACTTTGTTGTCTTTTCTTACAATCTCAGTCGCTTTCATTCCAAACAGAAGTAAATCCCAATCTTGTCTATTCATCTATTAACGCTGTTAAGTTATAATACCAATAATTTTATCTTATTGATTCTCCCTTTATTATCGCAAACAATTAAAAAATAGTATCCACTTCCGTATTCCTTCAAATCTATTTGCGTTGAAGTATTGCTTTTAAATATTTCTTTTCCAATATTATCAAATATTCTTAAAACATAATTTCCCACATCTTCATCTTTTAAACGAATATTAATTATGCCTGTCGTGGGATTGGGGGAGACACTAAAATAGCCAATATTTTCGTCTATATCTAATGTATTTTCATTGCAACCATCCTTAGGAGCAAAATAATAATCAAATATCAAATCAGCGCACTCAATAAAGACATTTGATCCTCCGCCATATAAACTATCAAAGATAATAGCATCTGGCTCGTAATAAATAGTATTGCTGCCACCTTCTCCCCAAAGATACAAAGTGGCATTATTTTTCACATAATAATTAGAACCGCCTAAATGCCAAGATAAACATTTTGATCCTTCCTCCATAAAGACATTAATACCTCCAAGATCAGCATATAATTCCCCCTCAGAACAAACCCAATAATTATATTCTATGTTAGTGCTTGTGGAATCTTTAATCACCGCAGCATCGTTAGGAATTGAAAATGTTTGACTTTTACCTAAAAAAGCGATAAAAGCAAACAAAGCGAACAAAATAATTTTTGTTTTCATAACTTTAAATTTTTTAGTTTGTTTTAATAACTTTGTTCTTGTTTATTTATCCCGTCAATCTTCTATCAACGCTACTAAAATTGGTAATCCTACAACCACTCCTACACAAACAATTATAATTATTATTTCAATCATACATTTTCCTCTTTTATTGGTTCTCTTGATAATTTTAAGTATTTTTCCTTTATGCTTTTCAAATCACTTCCTTCTTTGCAATAGACCGTCATTCTTAGTTCTGGTATCTCTAACATAATATTGTGAATTTTCTTGTCTATTAAAGATAACCTATTTATTTTGTCTTTAAAAAGTCTTCTTTCCTCTGAAGAAGATTTGATGAAATAATTGTCCTTCCTTTTATCGCTTGAATTGACTTTTTGCGCTTTCTTTACTACAGAAGTATCATCCAACATTATTTGTAAAGTCATCTCTTGTTTCTTTTTTATTTTTCTCTTGAACCACTTCTCTTTAGATTTTCCCTGGGGTCAAAACTTGCTTCTTACCAACTACAACAAACTCTTCTAAATCGCCCATCTCTTACAAGTTTCAAATAACAAACACACGCAAACGACCCATTTTTTCTTCAAACTGAATTAACTTCTCATCCCTTTCTGTCTCATAATCATATTTAAACTCCAACTCCGTCTCATCAACGAATATAACTTTGAAAAGATAACCCAAACCGTCTTCAACGTCTTCCCTATAATAAACATCCCTCTTGATATTCTTGATAAACCAAGGGTCAAATGCTTCGCTCTCCCACTCCATCAATATCTTAACTTGCGGTCGTTTACCGCCGTCCTTTGGTTTCCAATCCCCTTTCTTCTTTTTTAAAGGATTATCATCAATTTCGTCGTCTGTCTCTCCACTCATTTTATCAACCTTAATAACTTATCCATATTAGATTCCAAGGAATTCAATTTGCTTATTGCTCTCACAATTAATTCCTTTTTAATCCCGTTGTTCTTCACAATCTTTGAAGCCATATTATTTCCTATCGTTATTTTCAACAATTTCAATTAACTCACCAAACTTCATATCAATATAGTTTGTGATCCGGATCATCCCATTCTTGAGACCACTTATCTCTCGCGCGAGAGAAGTTGTCTGCTTTTCCAACTCCTCAATCTTTCTCTTTAAAGCCAAGTTCTCCAATTCTTGCTGTGTAAATGGTTTCATCAATTAGCTCTTTGTTTAACAATTATATAATATTTGTTTTCGAACATTAAATTTTGGGGTAACACTTCCTCAATCTTTCCGTTCTTCAACTCTACCAACGCAACCGTATAATTCCCAATACCATCTTCTTCAAATTGTTCGAAACAATTAGCCCATTGCAAGAATGTACCTCTTCCATTGAACTCTTCTTCAAATATTCCTGTCCCATCCTTCAACACCTTGCTTCCACCTCTCATATCGTATCGAGATGGTATCCAACGTCTGAACTTCACTTTTCTATTCATTCTTTAATTCTATTTGTGTCTCCATCTAATATTGATTTCTCAACCAAACTCTTTCTGTAATGCAAATCAGCTTTCTCTTTACTTAATAGACCAAGCAACTTTGATTTGATTTTCTTCTTCTCTTCATCCTTCTTCTTTTGCTCGTCAGTTTGTTCTGGTTTTGCCAATATATTTACCTCCACAGCTTCGTTCACCTTGTCGTTAGCTTCTCTTATACCGACCCAATCATATATCTCTGTTGAGGGATAAGCTATCTCCTCATCAAATTCTGGTTTACCATTTATCCCTGTGTATTTACTGTAATAACTCTCAACCAAACTCTTATATAACATCATCGGATCTGCCCCCATTCTTGCAGCCACTTTCGCAATGATTATCATTTGTATATTGAGTTCCCTAAACACTTCTTTTTGAAGATGTGTATTAACAGTCGTCTCAATCTTTATCCCAATATCGCCTTCTACTTTTAATGTGTCTCCCTCAACTTCTTTTCTTATTTGTTCTAACACTGAAAGAAGAACCCGCATATCATTCCCATACTTATGTTTTTGATATTGTGTCTTGTGTACCACATACATCCATGTTAGTTCGTCCAGTCTACTCCGCTTCACCGCAAGTCTCACATCTTCAAATGATTGTTTGTAGACTTCAGTTCTTTCTCTTATTATCTCATTATACTTCTTTGCAAACACATTAAACATTTGTAGAGACACGGGCATCTTCCAGTCCTTTGTTATTATCTGATGTACCTCTCCAATTGTATACATTCTACCAAGTAATTCTATTATCTCATCCTTCTTTCCTTCTAACATTGATATGTTCCCAACCCCTGGTTTTCCAACCTTTTTAGGATTATATGCAAATGCAGTTCCTTTGAAACCCATCGCTGTATTGTAAAGATGGATGTGGGCTTTCTTCAACCCAAGAATCTTGGTTTGTTCTTCTTGCGGCAGATGTTCAATCTTGGCTCTCAGGGAGTGAGGGAGTAGCATCAAATTTATTTTAGTCCCATCACTGGCTACATATGGCTTGTCTACGTACTTCTTGAGAAAAGGGTTATTCATCAGCTTCTGATATTTTTCAAAAGCCTCTTGATTAGTTACGTAGTCTTTGAGATCCGCATCCTTCATTTTACTGTGTGATTGTTTGTTTTGAGTTGTTTCCTTGGGACTTCTTTTAATACCTTATAACTGTTTAGACTGAGTTATATTGTGTTGGTTGGAGAATAGACTTAAAATTGTTTTGAGTTTCTAATAAGATTTTTCTTTTACTCCTACAAACAAAATCGCTTCATATCTTATTATTCCCGGCTCAACTTCTCGTTTATCCCAAATGATTGCTGGTCTTAATTCGTTAAATAATTCCTTTTCCATATCTTTTTGAAATCTTTCAACAATTTGTTGTTTTTCTACACCGAGAGTCAATTCAAAGATCCTTTCATCTAACAATTTAACACAACGCAATTTCCTGATAGGAATTATCTCTTTTGGTATTTCAAATGATTGTATTATTTGTTGTTTCTTGAATAACCTTCTCCAAATTCTTTTTAACATCTCATTTCCCCCTTTATATTTTTTTTCTTAAATCATCACATTGTTTATCTATTTCTGTCTCCGTTTGTTTTGTCATTTTGTCTATCAAATCGCTCATCTTTTGTATTCCATCAGCCATTTTCGATTTCTGATTTTTTCATAATTTATTTTTTTGGATTACATGAACAACCAACCCACATACCATGATAGTCAAAATATCCAATTTTTCCGTCACATAACGGGTTGCATTTCTCTTTTTTTTGCTCATTTGACGTTAAAGTTTTAATAAAGGAATCTATTGCGCCAGATACAATATTTTCTCCATATTCATCATGGTAATATAATGCAAAACTCTTTAGTAAATCCATTGATTTTGTCATGGTGGTTATCTATTAAGCGTGAATTTTTGACATGAAGGACTAAGAAATGAAAAAGTTATTTCTTCGGCTGGGCAATATAAATATTCACTTCCGGCAGAACTTTTCCCTAAATATTTTTTAATAAACCTAAAACCAAATTTTTGGAACATTTCGGGTTTTCTACAACGAGCAAATATAACGGCATCCGTGCGTTCTTTTATAATTTCCCTCAAACGTAAATAAATCAAAAATGTACCTATCCCCTTTTTTTGATAATCTTTATGAACCGTACCAAATGATAATTCGTATGCTTGCATTGAAATATGAGAACACATATAACTACCCACGCCAACTACCTTATTATTTGATAAAGCAATGAAAAATGAGGGTTTGTATAAAATATTTTTGAAAGAGGCCAGTAATTCTTCCTCCATTTGTCCTATTGTAAAATTTGACCATATCTTTTCATCCTTATAGGTTGATATAATCAAATCAGCAACTTCATTGATTCTGTTTTTGGTTAAATCAATAAAGTCAATTACTCCAATTTGTTTAAAAATAACTTTTTCATTCATTTCATACAATATTAGCGATACCGTTAGTAATTATGTAATGGGATTGACAACCCATTCGATGTAATATAGATGGACTGATAGTTACTTTATTGTCGTTAATTGTCAAATGCCATCCTACATCGTTAACAGGTATCGGAGATTGCATCCCACACCCGCACGGACATAAATGATTTGTTGTTTCATACTCTTTGGAATAGTATAGTTTACCAAACTCCATTTCATTATGCGGTGGAATAAATTTTACTTCCACAAGTTCTAAGGGTACTTTCTTTAAAGTTTTCATTTTTATTCGTTTATAATTAATAAATAAAAGATTTTAAACCCCCTCCTTAAAAAATTATTAAAAAATATTTTCGTGCATTTCTCAAACTATTGTGATTCCCGTTCGTACAGCGCAAAGCCCCAATCGTTATGGAACATTAAAACGAGCCGCCGCCCATGCCGGAATCGCACTTCCATAACACGGGCTTTGACGCTATACTTTTGTGGTTTTTCAACTCAAACATTCGAATAATATTTTTTTAATAATTTTTGCCTACGCACTTTGATTTTTGCAAAATCATTAAATTACATATTAATAAAAAACTCAATAAATTCAACAACCGCACTAAATGCAGATAAAATTTTTGTTTCTTCTTGATGTTTTGTTTTAAACAATTTAGCCATTTCTACAATTATCTTTTCATTCGCTATAAATTTTACATCTCCCAACTTACTTTCTTGTCCTTCTTCAAATCTCGCTTGTTCCTGCCAAAATTGTCCTCGTCTGGACGCTTCTATTATATAGATTTTCTTTGAATCTATTGGGCGGTCTGTTTTTGACATTGATGTTACCATATTATTTCCTTATTATGTATGTTTCTTCATTTAATTTCTTGTCTTCCTCAAACTTCTCAAAAAATTCTTTTTTATTTCTTACAAACAATTCCCCCTCTCCTGCGCTATATAATACCATTTCTTTGCCATCATCTCTGTTAGTTTTATTAATAACTTTGAAGTCAATAACAAAATACTTCTTACCATTGCTCTTATTTCTAAACCAACCGTATGCTACCATAATTCTCTAAATGCTCTTATTCTCCAATTGTTTCTTGTATTATAAATTGAACGAATATTCCCCGCCCAAAATTGTTTGTAATTTCTCAAATATTTTATTTCAATAATATCGCCCACTTCAGTATTCTTAAAGGCATAAATATCCGTTATAAATCGCCTTGCTCTTGGCTCTCTTTGAATATCTCCTCTTCTAAATACAACTATCAATTCACATAATTTATACGCTAAAACAGTAGAATAATTGGTTTCTGATAGATCCTTTAAAGACAAATCCTTTTTACCGAGAACCTCAAAATAATCTTTTTTATCCGCAACCTTCTTTCCTCTATAAAGATCTCCAATATTTGGATTATATGCTGGACGAGTCATTATATTTTCTTATAAAATAATTCCCCCAACTCATTTTTTGTCCTCTTAGCACAATTCTTTCTACATAAAGAATCCAAAATCATCTTAAATTCTGGTGCATCAAACCTATAATCTGATTGCTTTTCATTTACTATTTTAAGAAGTTCGGACAATTTTTTGCCTTGTTTGTCCTTATAATTTGGTATCGCTATCCAAATCTTAATTTCTTTCTTTGTTAAGTTTGTTCCCGATATGTTCGCCATAATGTTTTATTTATTTTAGTTGCTTTGTTCTCTTTAACATAAACTATACAATTAAATGCTTGATTGTATCCTCTCCAATATTTCTCATAATAACAAACATCATAAATATCTCCACAAAAATGATATTTAATTATTCCTTCATACCAATCTCCCTGATGAAAGAATTGAACCAAATCTCCCTCATCGAATTTTTCAATCTTGTCTTGCTTTATCTGAAAATACTGCAAAACATTTATTAAAATATTCCCTAAATTTTTCATTGGTTTCTATATAATCATCACATTTTTTACAACCATAAGTCACTATCGTGTGGTTTCTATTAATATATCCAGCTATATTTTGATTTGTAGATACATTAAATTTCTTAGCTATTTTATAATAAACAAATCTCACATCAGCGAAATCCCTTCTTCTACTTTTTCCTTTTATTTCTTGTATGGTTACATCCTCTCTAACATTAACGCAAACACATAATAAAGATTCCAAAGTCATATTTCCTTCAAAAACCATATTTTTTAATAAATTTGACTCCCATTGTTTATACTTTAAATCAAATTCTTCTATTGAAGAAGTCATTAAAAGATTGTAAAAATCCTTGAAGCCATTCTTAACAAAAATCTTCAATCTTTCTTGAAAATATTTTTCAAAATTTAGCTTGGTTTGTTTAAGAGTGTAAAACTCTTTAACCAACTTAAACAAATGTTCTTCAAAATTATTCATTATTGTGTAAAATATAATCAATATATCTATTGTTTCTATAATGTTTTTCTCCTGAATTATAATAAATCAATGCTTCTTCCCAAGAACCCAATTTATCATATTGTTTTCTTAAAAAACAAAATCCCTTCTTCAAATTATCTTCACTGTTTTCAAATGCAAAATATCTTGGATTCAATTGTAAATATCCTAAGCATCCCTCAGCTGAGAGGACTGTGGAATCGTAACAACTCTCCCTTTTTATCAAATTAAAACAAATATGCTCGGGAATTTGCAATTTCTTAGACAATCTCAGTACAGTCTTTATTTCTCGATCAGAAAAACTATATGCTATTTCATATTTGTTTCTCACAGTCAAACACCTCAAACTATCACCAAAATGTTTAAGACTATCAATTTCTCGTTGTTTCTCCTTAATGATCTTATTTAATCCAATAGTATCCTCAATAAACCTTTCTTTTTGATCTCGAATTGGAAGAATCCAATTCCCTCTTACGAGAAATACTATTGAAATTATAGAAATAATTAACAATAATACAAAAAGACCACTACGATCAACTTTTGTTTTCATTTGTTATTATTTGAGTGACTATTGTTCCTTTGATCTTACTGATAGAACTAACAAATAACACTTTATGATCCTCTTTCAATACCGCTTTTGTGATATCATGCAAATACTGCATCTTCCAAGAGACAAATTTACTGTATTTCTTCACCAACACTTTATTCCACAAATTAAACTTCTTTCCTGTTACAAGAAACATATTATTGCAATATAAAGTCCAACTTTCATCTTTAAATCCTGATGAAATGTCTAATCCCTCAATAAAAAACTTCTCCGTCAAAAACTCGGCAACTCGCACCATTATTCTTGTTTGTAACTTTAAGTTAATGGATACTTTATTGACTTTAGATTGAGTTTTATTCTCGGCCATCTCTTTACCTTTCTGATCCTCGCCATTCTCAACCAATCTATATTCATGATTCCAAAGTCTGCAAGGAAGTTTTTTCTTATTTCTCAACCAAATCTCCCCAATCTTTTGATTACTAAAATGTTTGAAGGGACAAGGGACGGTATTGTGTTCTGTATATAACCCTAAATTCTCACAACCCATTATTGCTATTGGCGTAACAATTTTTACAACTTGTGTCTTGAAGGTCTTAATGTATTTAATGTACTCTACTTGTAAATTCCGTTGTCCGCTGCAATTTCTTATTTGTTTTTCAGTCCCATCAATAATTATTTTATCAGACAAACCTGGACGATAACCAGAAAGACCACATTTATTGCAGCGATACCAATTTCTCACATTCTTATCTGTAATAAGATTAACTTTATGAAAGTCGTGAAGTTTGTTAGATAATGGGAGAACTGTTTTCATAATTATTTAGCTTCTTTCCATTTTTTAACCTCTTTTCATTTTTTAACCAATTCTCTATGTTCTTTTCTTCCGTTTGCGTCTGGATCATCAATAAATTTAGCATTATCTGGAAGGGAGTAATTGATTGATGAACTCTCCGAATTGAAAGATGCCGTATCGGTCGCTCAATTCAGCTTCATTAATTACTATTCCGTGATATTTTGTGACGACTTCTCCGCCATCCCTTACAATTGAAAGGGCATTCATTTTGTCCTCTACTAATTTACGATCATAATCTTTGGTTATCATATAATTATGTATTTTGGTTTATCAACTGAATGATCTCTACAAACAAGTCTTGTAAATTTCTCTTTCTCCCAAGCGACGAATTTTCCTTTCTTGTATCCTGTAATGTCTCCATAAAATTTCCCCGCTTTGTCTCTCACATCAAACTGAGGGATATTTATATTGATCTTAATAATATGTGTTGTTAACCAACGCACCATTCTCTTCCATTTATTATCAGCGGGATCAATAGTAATAACTTTCTTAATCAAGTCTTTTCCACAATGCGGACAAATAGGATATGCTCTCGGGATGTCCTCATCAATGACTCCTATTGGGACATGATTACTATATAAAATCATGAAATCTTTATGATGTATCTTATTGTATCGTATAAGCGACTTCTTCACACTGGGGAAAATAACGAAAGGAATTGTTGCTGTTGCGTTTTTGGCTCCTCCCTTATTTTGTCTCAAAATACTGTCTATTGCCTTTTGCATAAATGGCAACAAATTCGGATGAAATCCCACCTTTTCAATTCCCACGTGGGTTGTATTACTGTAGAAACTTAATTGATACTTGCTCTTTTCCATTATCTCTTTGTTTTTGTTGATATACCGCAATATTTATCAGCCATTTCATTCCACTTGTTTCCGCTATGACCTTTCACTTTAAAATAATTAACTTTGAATTTTGAATTTAAGCTCAAATCAAGTAGTTTTTTCCAGTAGTCAACGTTCTTGACATTTAGAAAGTCCCTAAGGAACCAAGTTTCATACCATTTATCTTTAAAGCAATTAATTATATATGCGGAATCTGAATAAATATTCACGCAATCTATATTTCTGAAAGAACGAAAGAACTCTAATGCTCTAATTACAGCAGTGAGTTCCATTGTTTGTGAGGTCGGTGATGTTCTATTTATTCCTGTAAGAATTTTTACTATCTTATCGTCCTGGAGGATGATTGCTGCCCAGGAGCCAAGTCGTTTTGACTTTGAGAGTCTATTGTTGCAACTGCCGTCTGTATAAACGTCATACATTCGTCCAGTCTCGTTTTTCTTCACTCCATTCTTTGCTGTAATTATCTTGCATAATAGCTATTAACCACAATTTTTCAAAAGTAATTTCCCCAAAATCCTTTTGAAATTGTTCCGACATTACTCCTGCCATTGTTGTATCTTTAGCTAAAACATGTACTCTTAAAGATAATTGATAAATGCTGAATTGTTTATCCTCTTTATATATTTCTTGTAATTGATCCTGGCGAGGCAACCAAACACCTGCTTTCTGAGTTGTATCTTTATTGCAAACAATAATTATATTTGTCACATGGCAAAACCAATCTCCCTTATGGGACAAATTGTATTTTTCCTGTATCTCTGTAGCTTTGCTACACATGAGAATGTATTTTTCTGAAATATCCATAACTATTTATTTTTACGTTTCATTTGTATTCTCGCCCATTCATTTAAATCAAAACACCATTCTCCAGTTGCAGTGTCAAAACAAATCATTTTCAATTCATAACAATCCTTAATTCCCGGCCAAAGTCCCTCCCAAATATCGCTATCTCCATCTTCGCAAAAACAACTTAATCTTTGTAAGCCGCAAGAAGTACACTTTGCAATATCACAATTTTCTTCATGTTTAGTCATTGAAGGAACGCCGCAATCTCCACAATATCCTCCCATTTCCTGAGCTTCCTTAAACAGTCTTTCGCAAATTTCATCAATTTGCGCTGAAAAAAGACCTTTTTGTTTCGGTGTATAAAACATTATATCGCTAATTTTAATTGTTCTCCGCCATTGACGAATGCAGCGTATTCCTTGGCGTTCAATCTGTACGCCCACTTACATCTATATGGGCTATAAGGAAATGGTAATCTCTTCATCACTATTCCTTTAACAGGTTTGCGCTCCAAAATTTGAGTATTTCTATAAAGCCAGGAGAATATCTCAGACCAATTATCCTTTCGCTGAGGATAAATTTGAAAGAATTTGTTTGCAGTCATCCAGTATCCGCCATCAAGAACTGGTTGAACTATTTTTAATATGTCTAATATTTTCTTTCTTTTTTTCATATTAGCTCCCTCTTTCACAACCTTTATAAAGGTATTTATATTAACTTTGCGGGCAAAATTCATTTTATTAATTTATTTTCTATGTACGAAATCGCTTCCTCTACAATAACATCCTCAATTTCTTTTTCTCTCATTGGAAATTCCCCCATTTGAACCAAGCAACATACATATCCGTCAATAAATATTAATGCTTTTTGTATTAATTTATTTTGCACCCATAAATTATGGGTTTGAAAGTAGATTTTAATTTGACTCTTAATCCTGTTTTTATCTACTTTGAATTTTCCATTGATTTCTTTATTTTCCATAACAAAAATAATGAATTCTTGAATTCATTCTACACTTTAAAACATTCATATTCGCCATTTCATTTTCCACTCTTTGAAGAACATACGCTTCTGATTGCGTCTCCAAATGCGTCTGTTGTTTAAAGAATTCCGTCATATTAAATCCTGTAATATGGTTGAATCCCTGTGAGAAGTTGTCTTTAAATTCATTCGCTATCCAAATCTCATTGTGTTCCGGAAAGAATACCACATTATATCCATTATCCGTCAATATTTTGATGATCTTGTTCATAAAATTTAGTTATTTTTTGTTTAACGCTTTGTAGCAATTGATAATATCTACTCCCATTCATACCAACAACTTTCTTGACATAATCATTCAACTTCACCATACTTAACCGTGATTCTATTAACTTCTTTTCTTCATCTGTAAAATCAATCTTATTCAAATAATAATTCAAAAAATCAATCTCTGATGTTGTTGTAATGCCGTTTACAGATGTTTTAACCAAATCAATTCCTATATCCTTAATGTGTTTCCTACAATTCCTCTCAATTAATCTCAACAAATGTCTCGAAAGAGCCTTATTGTAAAACCAATAAAATGATTTTTTTTTACGCAAATCAAAGGAACAAATACACTTCTCCAACACTATATAACACTCTGAAATTAAATCATTTTTTGTAAACACCAATTCTCGTTCATATTCACATGTAAGAAAAGCAAAATTATTTATATTTTTTACAATTATCTTTGATAAATATCTAAACAATCTCACTCTGTGTCTTTCAAGAACTTTCTCTTCTCCACACTTCCTACAAATGAGAATAGATTGTACAACTCTTTGCTCGTCGTACTCAATCTTCTCGCCACACAAAGAATTGAATGTAATCTTCATTTTTTCTTCGGTTTGAATTGATTCTTAATCATATCCATTTTCTTTTCTTCATCAAACTTCTTAAAATGATTATGACTACGTTCTTTCAATATCTTCTTTTTTCCTTCACTATTTTTACTGGAAAATTCACCAATATTAACATTATCGTAATCTCCCTCAGGGGCAACAAATTTTGTGTTAATACTCTTACATTTCTCACACTTAACTTTTTGTCCTAATGTATAGACATGTATAACAGTCACATGTCCGCAATCACTACATTTAAATTCCATATTATTTAATGTTTAAGTCTGATTTTGTAAGTGCTAATAACCACATCGCATCTGCTTCATTATTATTACCGCCCTTATATCTTAATTTTAAGATTGCTGATCTCACCATAGCTGGCTTCCCGCAATTACCATTTCCTGTGGCGAATCTCTTCATTTCTTTTGAACTATATGCTCTATATTCCACTTTATTCTCTACACAAAACTTTTCAATTTGTCCTATTATTTTGGATTGTGTTATAACTCCTTGGGTGTTTCTCCCTCCTGGTCTCTCATAAGTTACAACATCAAACTTATAGGCATCATATATTTCTTGCAACTTAGTCTGTAGGCGAATTAACTTCATTCCCCAACTCTCGTCTTTCTTTGTACGCAAATCCCAAATTCCCCACAATGTGGTATTTTTATCTACAAATAATGCCCACCCAGACTCTGTAGCTGGATCAATAGCTAATATTTTCATATACAACTCTCCCCATTCTTATATTTAACAAATATTTGATTCTCCCGACCAATATCGTTGTTTTGATGCGATATTACTAAATTCGTTTGTTGACTCTTATCTAATATCCTCAATAGTTCTAATTGCCCTGCATTATCCAGGCTCTCGAACGTCTCATCAAGTACCATAAAATCCAATCCCCCGCTATCTGAAGCTGAATTAATCAATGTTTGCAATGCTAATATCCCGCAAATATTGATTCTCTTTCGTTGTCCGCCAGAAAATTTACGGAACTTGCTCCAAATTTGTTCATTTTTGCTTACTAATATATCAATTTTCTCCCTAACTTCCTTGGACTTCAATACTTTAAAACCATTTATCTTTACAAGAAGATTCATTTCAAACCTGTAAAGGAATGAATTTACAACGGATTCAATGATTGAGAGTGTTTTGTTTACCAAAAAGGTCTTGAATCCTAACAGCCCAAAATTAACCTTCCAAAATTCATAATTCTTCTTTTGCTCGGTCAACTTTTCGTTATTTACAACTAATATACCAACTTCCTCTAACTTCTTTCGTCTCTCAGCTTCTAAATCTTGAATCCGCTTAATATTCTTCTTAAAGACTTTCAACTCTTCTAATTTCTTTGTATTGCTGGTTAATTGTTCCTTCAGAGTCTTTATGTTTCTTTCAGTATATCCTATTGACTTTTCAATGTTTTCAATAGCATTATTAATTTGAATTCGTTTGGATGCACTTGTTTTTTGATCGTCCAATTTCTTTCTTAACCCACTTATTTCAGTTTCTTTCAAATCTATCCCAAATTCATACGTATTTATAACTTCTTTACATTGCTTCAATGTTTCTTCCAGTGTTTTGAAATCAACTGTGGGATCAATGGTAGACCATTTATACTTACATTTTGGACAGACCATATTTCCGTCAATCTTTATTTCCAAATCATTCTTTATAACTATTGATTCTCTTCGTTCTGTTTGTAAGATCCTCAATAACTTCTCTTTTGTTTGTATGTCCGAACTAATATTATCATCAACTTTTTGTTTTGTTAAATTCACTAATTGTTTGTCCTTCATCGTCTTTTCAGTCTTTGAAGTGTTTAGTTTGTTTAACTCCTCAGTCACTTCTCGCTTCAATTCTTTTACCTTATCCTGTAACAAAACCATTTCCTCATTGTATTCCTTCAATCTTTCTTCTTTTTCATAAGTTAATGACTCTTCCAAAGATTCAATTTGAGCTTGAGCTGCATCAATGAGATTATTATTACTCTGTATGTTAGTATCAATCTTATATAAATCTTCCGCTACAAATTCTATCAACTTATCTACTGTTACAGAATTTGTAAATCTCCCTATTATTTCCTTCTTTTGCATATCAGAAGCCATAAAGAAGGAATTACTATTGTCTTGATTAATGATAAAGTAATTTAATATATCGTCTTTAGTGATTCCTATTCGCTGAAGAACATATTTATTCTTTTCAGCCACAGAAACCAATACTTCATTTGGAATACCATTATCTGATATACTGCATACAGATGTATGATTTCTCCTAAATATTCTATGTATTCCTAATTTTGCTTTTATTAATGGATTGCTTAATTCCCCAATAAGCTCTGAAAAAGTTGATTGATCGTTGATAAAATCCTCTTGATTTAGTTCTTTTGTATAAACATCCAATAATAATATTGTTATGGCTTCTACAATTGAAGATTTTCCTGCCCCATTACTATCTGCTCCCTTATCGTCTTCATTGATTCCATATATCAAAGTCGTTTTATTCTTATTGAATTCTATTGTAGTATCCCTGTGGGACTTAAAATTCACCAGACGTATATTGTCTAAATACCACATATTATTCTTTTCAATATTTATTTTCCACCAATTCTGGGAACCACTCTTGCATATAATTTCTAACTTTCCAAAAATATTGCTCCCCCCAATCTGATAATCTCAAAGAATATCTATCGTATTGTCCGCTTGTATTAATTAATATACCCTTATGAAGCAAGGCCATTATATGAAATTTATTCTTTTGAAACTCCTCACTTCCATCAGGACAAGCAAATATTTGATTAACAAGACATCTCGCTCCATCTATTGTTATTTGAATAGTCGCTTCAAATTGCACTGTTTTCATATTACAACATTTTAAAATAATTCATTGCTATTTGTCTTTGTTCTGACTGTACTTTATTAATAGCACAATACTGAATGAAGTTCTTCATTATGCTCTTATTGTCAAACCGTATTGTTCCAACTTCCTCCAATAATTGTAATGATCTAACAACATTTTTATTTTCTTTTTTCACTTCTATCCCTACATCCTCAAACATATTCTTATCAATCATCGCTAATTGATCCTCAGTCCCCTGGAAAATGAAACGGATATTGTTTGTTGAATTCGCAAACTTCTTCCGCATCGTTTCAATAAAAATCTTGTTTCTTACATCTAAATCTAATACAACTTTTATATATTTCTTAAAGTTTATTGGGATTCTCGTGATCTCACCATCTTTATCATCAAACAACCAAAATCCCTTATCATTATCCTCTCCATAATTATGTGGTTTTACAGATCCAATATAGGTTATTTTATTTGTTAATTTGCAATAATTGTGATAATGTCCTACAAAGACCTTACTGAAAGAGCTAAACAATCCTTGTTGCAAGCCATCCTTAACCAGTGTTCCATCATTGTTTTTTATTCCATTTACAGCAGAATGCATAAATAAATACTTTCCTCGCTCCCCGTTTGACGCTTCTTCTTGTAAGACATTTAATCTTCCTATGAGAGAACCATTTTCTTTAAAGTATGGTAGAAAATACCATTTAGTCCCATTATCATTGAGATAAACGTCCTCTTCACTTGATAATAAAAAATTAGAATTTTTAAACAACCCCAAATAGTTTAATTCGCTCTCTAAATCGGTCTTATCGTGGTTTCCTGGGATAGCATACAACTTAATTTTATGGTCTTCCAATTTCTTCAATATTTCGGAAAAACAAAGTAATACAGCTAATTTTTGAGCAGACCTATTGACAAACATATCTCCAAGAAATATCCACTCCCTTACTTTGAGTTCTTCAGACTTCTCTATTCCTTGATCTATGATTTCCTTACATTCCTGCAAATTATCTTCCTTCAAGTGTAAATCGCTGAAAAGGAACGTCTTCATTATAATTCTTGTTTAGCTAATACATCCGCATGACGCTCTTTTGTTATCTTGCTAAGGAGTATTGGGATGAATTTGCTTCCATTGATATAGTTAGCATAGTATGTACGCTTGCTACTCCAAGTCATTTTACCATTCATAAAGTTGTATTTATTGGCTGTCTCTTTCTTTATTATACCTTTCTCCACAGCGTATTCAATATCTTCCTCACTTATAACCACGCCATAACCCAAAAGAATCTCAATTGTTGTCTTTTTTCTTGGCCCAAAATCATTCTTCTCTACCTTCACTTCAGTATATTGCGCCACTTCTTCCTCATCCAACTTCTCCCATGATTTTCTTGCAGTCCTCAGCCTTAAACAAGGAAGAAATTCAACCCAACTCCCACCTGGGGAGTCCTTGCCTCCGGTCATAAAGTTATCAATAACATGGTTTAATATAATAAATACAATATCCTTTTCGTATATTTGTGCGAGCATAGCTTTCATAGCTGCCTTAGCATTCTTAGCAAAGCTCCCCATTTGAGCGTGCTTATATTCAGTCTTTGTACCTTTCTCTGCATTTTTTTGCTCTATCTTAGCATTCGCTTGAAATGCCTCAACTTCAGCTCTGGAGAGTGTGCCACCCAAACTGTCCCAATACACAAAAATCTTTGGCTTTCCGGGAAGTTTTTCTTCCCTCCATATATCTGATATCTCATTGATATAATTTTGAAGTTTGAAAAACAAATCCTCCACAAATTTACTTTTAATGATTATTACATCCTTGGTTTTTACACCTATCTTCTCAGCGTACAACTTGCTATCCCTGTTCTCTGAAGAAAGAATGATACAAATACCATCTTTATGTTTTTGTTGAAAGTTCTTCATTGCGTGAAGAGCGATAGTGGTCTTCCCTGACTTGGATTTGCCGGATATTTCTGTTATCCCAACAGGGAAACCAAGTGTTCTTATATTATAATCCAGTTCTGGACTACCTGTACTGATCCAGGTTGAAACATCCTCAAAGGGATTCTTTTCACTAAATCTAATAACATCGTCCGAATTAATACGCTGTAAAACTTTATCTATCAATTCCATAATATTGTTTTTAATTATTTGGAACAACGACAGGATTCGAACCTGTGACTTGCAATTTAGAAGGTTGCCGCTCTAACCAGCTGAGCTACGTTGTTCTTTGTCTTCAATTACTTTCCTTGTAATTTTTTCTTAATATCCGCCAAAGTCGGCTTTTTCTTTACTACTGGTTCTTCAACTTCCTCTTCCTCTGGTTCTTCAACCTCTTCCCGCACATCTTCTGTTCCCCCTGCGGAAGGCATTACTTCCCTGATTTTATCCCGAATATTATCATCGGTCATGCTGGGGAATACTTTGACTTCCAATCCTTGTTCTTTTATCAACATCTTTAAAGCATTGCGGTCAAGAGCATCCAAATCAATTCCTGGTATTTCTTCCTCTTTAACTTCCTCTTCCTCTGGTTCTTCAATCTCAGCTTCTTCTTCAACTGCTGTTACTTCTCGAATGGCTTTGCGTATGTCATCGTCAGTCATTTTAGAAAATACCTTAATATCCAAACCTTCTTTCTTAATATGTTTCTTCAATGTTTCCCGATCCATTTCGTCAAAATCATCACCTTTCTTGCTGGTCTTCCGGCTACTTTCACTATATTGTTTTTTAACCTCTTCCAAGATCTCTTGAAATTCTTCATCATCAAACAATCCCATCTCATTAACTTCATCAAAATTCCTCAATCCCTCACAGGCTTTCTCAAAATCATCTATGGTATATACATCACCGTACAATTCTGATAAGGGTTTTGACTTATCCAATTCGCCTAATTCCTCAATTGTTAAAGGCATGGGACTCTTAGCGAGATTAACCTTATATTTGTCGGCTGGCTTCTTCGCTTTAGGATTCCAAGTAATAAGAATTGGAATGCCTTTCTTGGGATCTGTAAAGGGATCAATTTCAATTGGCTCATCAACATCTTCCGTTGTAGAAATGCTATTCATTTGATCTCTTATGGACTTCTTTACTTCCAAACGACCGAATTCTTTTACTGTCTTTTCTCCCACTTTGGTGATTTTCAAAGCATACATAATCCAAGTAAACTGGAGGAGCAATCCGTCCTGCCAATGAGTTAATACTGCTAACTTTTCAGAATTATTGTCATCATCAGCTAACTTCTTTTTGGCGAGCGCCACATATTCCTCAATAATATCCCTTTTACCTCCGCCATGGATGCGGCCATTAAGAACGGTTGAACGACCCAATTCATTGTTTTCCTTTTCCACTGAAATCCAATGAACGCCACGGACTGAATAAAAACTGTTCTCTCCTTCATGTTTAGGAAGGATACGAAACTTTGTAGTGCCCTCATCTATTGTGAGAAAGTCACTAAAGGAATTGTTGAATTCCTGATTTTCCTCCGCAATCTTATTTTTCAGTGTATTTACACTGGTTGCGGAGTACTTTGCATACAAATCTTTTTCTTTCGCCATTGTTTTACTTGTTTTTTATTAATACGTCTTGTGATTTTATTGTAATTCCATTATATGTTTTTATTAATTGTTTCAAATCAATATCTCCTGGTTGTATTGTAAGAGACAACTTTTGAAGAATATCTGCTTTTGCCTTCGCAGCCCAATAGATACTATTAATCATCTCTTGTTCCTTTTTTACATTATTAACTTGGGTGCTCTTTGCACGATATACTGGGCTCTTTCGCTGATAGGAATCAATCATATCAAGAGTCCATTTAATACCTTTATTCTCATAATAAATTCTGGCCTCTTCACGTATCTTGGCTTTAAATATACGATAACCCAATTCGACCTCATTCTTCCTGTTATTCATTTGCGCTAACAAGAGACCGAACCTATTTAATATGACCGGGAAGGTGGCAACCTCTGCTATGAGCGACTGGTAATCAATTTTTAATAATTTGTCAACATCAATATCGTCTGCAAATAAATCTACCGATATTGTTAGCACCCTTTCGCCCAAATTAACTGTTATTTTTTCCATTTTATTATTTATTTTCTTGTCCTATACAAATTAATTTTTGTTTTAATTCTTTAACTTTGTTTAAATACCATTTCTCCTTTTCAAAGTCTTGCTCCAATGATATGCCTGGTTTGGTTCCCGCACGCATACGATATTTTAAAGCATTCCCCTCACAATAATGAATGGTTGCTTCTACTCCCCATATTCTTTCAATCATATCAATGACTTCAACAGAATAATTTTTGTAATGTTGAGGGTGATTAACAAAGTCATAATCCCTTGATTCTTCTTTAATCACAATAGCACAACTTTTTGAAAATGTTCTACCATCCAATGATTCATCCAATGATTTAATTTTCCAATATGCTCCATTATATGTAGTCACATGCAATTCTCTACCAATATAAGGCACTAACCAATCAGAGTCAACTTGCTTGTTAATTTTTACCAAATAAACATCCTTATCCGACATAATTTTCTGATATTAAATTTTGTGAATATTGTATTAATTCTCCAATGAATTCTTTGTTTAATTGATCTGGATTGAATCCTGAAGAAATATCTTCCAATAATTGGCAACTGTTCTTGAAGCCTATTAAGGATCGCCCATATTCTTCCATTAATTGTTTATTTCCCATCCCTATTTCTTTTCTTAAATAAAATATACAGCTATACCAATCAGCGATCTTAATTATTGCAGAGTCCAATTCATCCTTGAGGGCATAAATTCCTTCTTTCTTGAAAACTCTTCTTAGCCATGAATCTTCTGGAAAATCTTTATCAAACATAAAATTGCAATACATATCAATACAATCTCTTATTTGTTTTCCGTTCCAATCATTGTGTTTAATTTTATGATTTATGTCAAAATCATATGTTTCGTCAAAATCATGCAACATAGCCTTATCTGTCAATCTCAACTTATCTTTGTCCTCAACAAACAAATATTCAACCATTATTCTTACAACAAAAACAACAAAATACGAATGTGCGGCTACAGATTCCCTATTTACAACACGACTACCATTCCAACGATTTAAATTATAAAAAATATCAAAACTTTTTTCTTTTAAAATTTTTTCTAACATTCTTACCATATTATTCTCCTTCTTTTTATTTTTTCACCAATTATAATTCTATTATTTTTGTATGTTCTGTGTCGGTATATAAAACATTGAATCCCTTGTAATCATCATATTTTATCTTGCCGGTAACAGCAAACAATGTCTCTTCTTTTTTAATCTTCTCCAATTGCTTTTTATTTTCACCGTATATATCCGACCACGCTGTAACGTACAAAGTCTCATAATTATTTTGCACCACTAATTCAGCAAACTTCCCTCTCTTGCTTTTCCGTTCCCTTATAGAAGTCAAAAACCCAACAACAATGCCTTGTTTAAAGTTGTTCTTACCAGTTAAAAAACTTTCGGCTGAAAGATATAACCTTGAAAGACGGCGGTCGTATGCGTTCAATATCTCCTCAAAATTCAATTGACCAAATCCTGCCACTTCTTTCTGCAACAATATCCAACTATAATTTCTATTGTACTTGCTCTCACTATATTTTTCTGGAAAAGTTGTGTTACTTTGTTTGTATGCTTCTTCTAACAATTTTTTTCTTTGTCTTTCGTCTTTAATGTTTTCTATGATATCAAAACATCCCGCAAGTATCAATACCTCTACAATATTCTTTTTAACGCCTCTCCCAGCTGTTCTGTCAATAAAGTCTTTCAAACTCTTGAATTTCCCTTCTTTCCTTACTGCAAATAATGCTTTAATTGTTGCCTCGCCCACTCCTTTCACACTTATCAAAGACCAATAGATTGTGTTTATATTGGGATCACAGCTGAAACTGTATTGAGACTCATTTATGTCTGGTGGGTTGATTTTGATTTTAATCTTGCGTTGATTGATCTCATTAATGATATTTGGAATATCATAATCCTTATCACCAAAGGAAAAAGCTGTCGTATAAAATTCGAGAGGATAATGACATTTGAGCCACTGTGATTGATACGCCATAATAGCATATGCACAACTGTGAGAACGATTAAATCCATATTCCGAAAACAAGAGAAGTTTTTTCCAAATTTTTGCTGCCTCCAAGTCCCCACAACCATTTTTTATCGCCCCCTGTATAAATTTCTTTTCATATAATTCCATCTTCTCACGCAAAAAATGCTTAATAATTGTTCTGACCGTATCCGATTCTGCGGCTGAAAGATTTCCAAGAACCATAGTGGCTTGCATAATTTGTTCTTGGTACACAAAAAGACCATATGTTTTTTCTGTTACTATCTTAAGACCA